ATGACCACCTTTCAGAGCGCCGCCGACCGCGCTGACGAGCAGGTGGCGACCGTCCGTGACGACCCGGCCGGACGGCTTGCCCTGATGGCTGCGCTCTATGAAGGCTCTCCGAACCGGCGGGTCGACCATCTGCCTTACCGCCGCGCTGCCTTGGCGTTCATGGGTTGGCAGTTCCGTCGCGGGCTGCTCAATCCCGTCCCGTCCGCCGACGAGATCCCGCCCGGAAGCCCGTGGTGGCGCGCCGTCAATGAGCGACTGCTTCACGACACCGCCGAAGCCAGAGCAGTTCTCGACGGTTACCGGAATGAGGCATCCTCCCCCAGCGCACGGCTCTGCATCGAGTTCGGCCGGCGCCCAACGGTTCACAATTGGTACCGCGCCCATAACGCCGCCGTGATCGCCGCCTACCTCGACTACGAACAGTTGGCGGCGGACGAGAACCTGATCGAGCGGTTCTTCATCAACCTGGTGCTCGTGCGGGTGCTGTTCGCTCACGCACTCGTCTCAGCACCCCGCCTCGCGCTGGCCTGGTGTGCCCCGCTGGCCCCGCTGCTCGGCGACCCCCGCCTCGGGATGACCGGCATCTTCCTGTCCCTCTCGCGAGTTCTGCCTGACACGTACCCACTGCAGGGGAACCTCTCGAACTACGTTGACGCTGAACACAGCTTCGGCCACATCCTTGATGTCGGGCTGATCCGCCCGCGCATCGACGCACTGTTCGCGTGGTCGGCCGATGAGCTCGGCGAGCCACGCGTTCCGGGCCTACTCGCCGACGGCGTACCGGCCTACTCAGGGATCGACAACGCAGCCGTGTGGAATCTCCCGCCAGCCGTCCCTGCGCGCCTCATCCGGCGCCTGATCCCCATCTCATGAGTGAGGCTTCAGCAGGCGGTGGACGGACCGCAAGTGTTCGCCTGGCCGGTGCCGCGCCGAAACGTGATGGCTGCGTAGCACTGGACACAGAACTGACTCGGATCCATGGATTGCGAGTGGTTTTCGCGGTACGGCACCGACGACCCGCAGCAGCCAGGGCGGCGTCCGCTACTCCGCTTGGCGGAAATACGGTTCCACCGTGCCGCTGAGCTTTACGACCATCGGATTCCCACGGCGATCCTTGGCGGTAGGGACTTCAACACGCACCCATCCCTCGGCCACGTCGTATTCGTGAACGTTGGTCTTCTCGACGCCATTGAACCGAATACCCACGTCGCGGAGGAGCACCTCTTCGTCGTAGAAGGGGCTGCGGGGATCGACGGAGAGGTGATTCGGTGGAACGTCTGCGTTCTGGTCCTCGGGCATGATGGCTTTCGTTCGGATGCTGCGCTGAGCTCGTGGATTTGGATTCTCCAAGAACCTACGCGACGGGTAGCGGCGGCGACAACAATCGCACACAGCAAAGAACCCGAAGCCGTATGACTTCGGGTTCTCAAACGTGGAGCTAAGGGGATTCGAACCCGTTAGTTTCAGAGTAAACATGCAGGTCAGGGCGATAACACCGATTTGAGTTTGTTCGAAATTGATCGAGTTGAACTGGGCTTTTTCTAAGAGTTGTTGACCACGTCAACACGTACTCTCGCGGGCATGAACGTCCTCCGAAGGATCTGGACTTCAGCCAGCAAACACCCAAAATCGACGGGTCAGCGATGACCGAGCAATCGGCGCTGCCTGGCCTGGATCCCGCGCAGACCTATGAGGCGGAGCGGTTCCTGCGCGACCTCGACGAGCCGCTCGGCCACGGCCTGGACCTGTCGACGCTCCCCCAGATCCACCGCCGCCTGAGCCAGCGGTACGCCGGTGATCCCGAGGCACTCGCACAGATCGCGGAGTCGGCCGACATCCTGCGCGCGGCAGGCAAGCTCTGATGCCGCTCCTGGCGCTGTTCGTCCTGCTGCTCTTCGTGGAGCACTGGCGGTGGGTCACGCTGGTCGCCGTCACGGCATTTCTACTGTGGGCCGCAGTGCGCCGACACCGCGCCGGGGCGCTGGCGCGACGGCGGGCCGAGGCTGCGAAGCGTGCGCGGGTGCGCGGACTGGCCGCGCGCGCCGACCAGCAGCACGCCTGGGCACTCGATGGTGACCGGCGCGGCACCTACGGCGAGTACCTGCCCGCCCGGACCGAGGAGCGGTCTGCATGAAGCTCGGCTGGTACGTCTACCTCCGGACATCTTCCGGCGCCTTGGTTCCGGTTGTCGGGTTCTGGCGGAAACGCTCTGCACTGCGGTTTATGGACGAGAACCAGGCCGCCTGCAAGGGCGCACTCGAGGTGCGCCGCTGGAGCTGGTCGGCCAACTAACACCACAGGAACTCACCTTGGGACGCGCCCGAGGGAGGAAGGAAACACATCATGGAACAACAGAAGCAGCACCCGGCACACCCGGTCCGCGAGTTGGCGTTGCAGCTCGCGTCGGGGCACCTGCTGCCCGACGACACAGCCGACTCGATCGTTGAACGTGCCGAGAAGTACGCCACCTTCCTCGGCAAATCGGACTAGCCCATGTCGGTGGCGCTGCAACCCTGTAGCGCCACCGAGCCAGGCTGGCAGAAGGGGTTGGCGATGAGCAGAATCCGGCCGCAGACCTGCGGCGACCCAGGCCCTGGTGACGCGCATTGCACGGACGATGTGCTGCACCGGTACTCCTGCTACGACTCCGGCGACGATGTGTCATTCAACCGCCGACAGAACTTCCGGCACGACTGCGACGACCCGGCGTGCGACCGGCAGCACTTCACCAACGAAGGCGACTGACAGAAGGAGCCCAACAATGCCGATGCCAGGACCGAACGACGAGGCTATCCGCAAGCTCGAAGAATCGTTGCCCCAATCATTTTGGGACAGCCTGATCAAAATGCCGCCGGGATGGCAGCCGCCACCGATCGAACTCGTCCAGTTCGATGACATCGCAGACCTGACGTAAGGAACGCTCATGGCGCATACACCCGTGACTGCCGCACTGATGCGGAAGCTCCGCCGCGCACAGGGCAGGCCATTGCGCGGGAACGGTGCAGACATCGGCGTCCACCGAAACCGCGAGCACGTTGTCACTCGCCTCAACGACCACTACTACGTCTGCAACGACTGCGGCGCGGCAGGGTCCGAGCAATGGGCCATCATCCACGAGTACCCGGCCCGATCGACAAGCTGACGCATGACGGACTCACTGGTGGACCTGAACTGGATCGTGCGGGGGCCCGACAGCTCGTACGGACCGCTCACACGGGAGGAAGCCGAGGAGATCGCAGACCGACTCGGCGACGACTACTGCGCAGAAGAGATCTAGGAGACTCGCGACATGGAACATATCCAGTGCCCAGACTGCGGGCATGGACACTGCCACCAGCGCGGTGACACCTCGGCCTACTGCCCGCGGTGCTGCGCGGTGTTCCCCCACCTCAGCGCATTCGGCAGCCTCGTCGCGGGGCTGATCAACCCGTAACTCAGTTCAGCGAGTGCCCACCGCGCTCGCGGTTCCGGCGGATCGATTGCAGCAGCGCAAGGAATTCCCGCAGCTCATCGTCGGTCATCTCCGCCAGGATCTCGTCGAGGTTGTCGAACAGTTCGGCCACCTGCGCGCGCAGCTGGCCGACGTGAGCCAGCGCCCGATCGCCCTCGTCCATCAGGGGATCCAGCACTGCACGTAGACGCCAGGATCCTGGTCGGCCGGCGGTAGCTTGTCGACGGCGTCCCAATAGGCGTGGTCGTAATCAGGGCCCTTGCCGCTCGCCCACGCACCTCCATCGGGCTGGATCGCATACGAGGCGCAGCCCTGATAGATCTCGGACACAACCATGCAGTCGCCGGCGCCCGCGGCGTTCTGGCACTCGGCCAGCGCGATCTGTCGCGCCCGGTCGGCAGACCCCGCACTGCCGTATCCGCCGAGCTTGGTGGACAACGACATCGCCAGCGCCACGTAGTGCTCATCGGGGCTGGCGTTCGCGGTCGAGGCCATCGGCAGCGCCACCGCCATCAGAATGATCGGCAGGCCCGCCACCACCTTCGTTCCAGTCACCGGTGCAGCGTATTCCCTGGTACTCGCGCCGGCGGCGAAATTGACGGAACCATCTGCACGGTCTCGTCGTCCAAACATCATGCGAACCGTCATGACGATCGATGCCGAACTGCGGGCGCTGTGCGCGTACCGGGCGGCGTGCGCGGCGGCCGGCCAGCCCGTGCGATCCACCGCGGTAGTCGACCAGCTCCTCGATGAGCGGCTACGCGCGGACCTCGGCGGGGCCGTCGAGCGGTCGGCAGCCGGCGGATAGCGGCGGGCCGTAGGTCACCGCGTCGCACTCTTGGCACTGCCACGAGGTGTGGCCACCCCGTACACCGCACGAGCACGGCGCATGGCCGACCAGTTCGCGGCGCGGGCCCAGTGGATGACCGTTCGGGCAGTGCGTCGGCGCCAGGGTCATCCAGGTGCCGTCGGTGCAGCGGACGAGATCACCGACCTTGGGCATCAGGAACCAGGCGGTGGGAGCGGCAGCGACTCGACCTGGGCGCCGTGCTCGGCGGCGTAGGCCTCGGCCTCGGCGCGCTGGTCATCGGTGAACGTGCGAATGTCCCAGGGGTTGCCGGGTGGCCGGACGATCAGGGTGAGGTCAGCGAGGTCGGCGTTGCCGCGGGGCTTCTGGCGAACGGCAGGAATCGACGGCTCGGACACGGGCCACACCATACCGCCGGCCACCGACGACAAAAGGCCGCCCCCGACCCGAAGGTCGGAGGCGGCGGGGCTTGCCTACACCGGCCATGCGGGACCGGGTCAGCCAGCTAGGTTGGAGCGTATCGCTACGTCAGGACACGGCAGAGCACGTAGGTAATCAGCGACGCACACCCGGCGCAGGTGACGCCGATGTAGACCACGCAGTGGCAGATGAGCTGATTGTCGGCCATCACACCAGTTCGCGGGCTTGTGCAATCGCTTCGTCGTGGGCCACCTGATCGCCGGTGTCCAATGCCCGGACTAGCTTGCGCAGAACGGCGTTCGACTTGCGGGTTTCCGCACGCGCCTGACGGGTTTCCTCTTCCTGAGCGGTCAGCCGCTTCTCGGTGTCCTCCAGTCGGGTCTCGCAGTGCGAGCACTTGGCATCCATGCGAGCCAGTTCGGCGTCATACCGCCTGAATACCGGGTCCCAAGCCGCGCTGATCTTCTCCGATGTGTCGGCGTCGTCCTTGTCGCGGTTGAGCCATGACGACACCATGGCGCCGATGATGGTGCCGATGACGGCGACGGCGGCGACGACGACGGTCGCGACCGCCGGGTTCATGAGCGCACCAGCTTCTCGGCCTGCCGGATGCGCCGCAGGTCGCGCCAGCACAGCAGGAACGCGCAGTCGGCGAGGCTGGCGAACACGAATGCCGCCACGATCGCTTCTCCCCAATACGATTCGAGCGCCGTGGATAGCACGTACCCGGCGAAGGCGCCAAGCGCAGCGAGGTCGCCAGCCAACTGGAGATACAGGCCGCCAGTGTGGACCCAGACGCGGCAATGTCGGGGCCTGGCTGACATGACCTTGCCTACCAGGCAGATGGTCGCGCCGACGCACAGCCATAACCAGGCGCCGTTCACCTTCGGCCCGAGGGCGGCCTCTAGTGTCGGTGGTGTCCCACCGGCAATGAGGATGCCGTAGGCGCCTCCGAGTGTGAGGTGTGCGTAGACGACGGCCTGGAAGAGTGCGACGCCTTCGGAGTCGAGGATTCCGAGGAACCGGTCGATGCCGCGCCGCAGCCTGCGTAGGACTGGGCTCACAGTTCGTCGGCCGCATCGATGAGTGGAGCGTTCTTGGTGAGGAACACGCCGATCGCGCCGACGAGCGCAATGCCGCTGGCGATGGGCCCGGTCCAGCCCGCGGGGATCCAGGTCGTGAACGTCTCGACCGCGGAGGTGGCCAGGGTGCCAATGGCCGCGGCACCGGCAACGCCGAATTTGCGGATCTGGCTTGGGGTGTACTTGCCGATCTTCATGGTGGAAGCCTTTCTGGGCGTGGGTGATTAGGGCAGCGCGTTGACGATCTGGGCGGACTTCTGCACCGCGGTCATCCCGTCGAAGGCGGCGTGGCCGGGGTCGCCGTACATGTTGTGGTCCTGGCTGATCAGGAAGTCGAGGAGCTTCTTGAGCGAGATCACGATGTTGCCGATGTTGAAGATCATCGCGAGCAGGTTCGGGGTTTGGCCCTGGCCGGCGGTCAGCAGTGGGAGGAGTTGTGCCAGTTGGCCGAACCCGGCCAGCAGCGGGTTGCCGGACAGGCCGAGCATCGCGCCGCCGACCTGGGTCAGTCCGCCGAGTTGGCTGACGAACAGGTTGAACAGGTACATGGCGAACTCGGGTGTCGCCTCCATCCGCGTGAGGATGTCGTAGAACAGCGGCAGCAGGCCGGCGGCGTTCGGATACATATCGCCCGGCAGCGTGAAGCTGTAGTAGCGATCGAGCACCCAGTCCGGCGGGAAGTCCTCCGAGATGCCATGCCCGCCAGGATCGTTGCCGAGCAGCGTCCGTCCCGGTGGCCGGTTCGGGTCGCCGAACTGGTGGACCATGACGATCTCGTCGCGGCGGTCGGCCGGCCACTGGCGCAGGAACTCGACGACGCAGCCGGCACCGCCGGAGTAGCCGAACAGGATCTTCTTCCGCCGATCCGGCAGCGCCCACCTCCGGCCCTCGGCGACACCGTCCGCGAGCATGTCGAGGTAGCTGTGTGTGGGGTCGTTGCCGATCATGAACGCGTTGGTGTTGTAGCCCAGGCCCTGTAGGTCGAACCGGTTCTTGTCGAGCAGTTGCATGGCGTCCCAACCGAACCCGTTGTTCCATGCACCCCAGGTTCCGGGCCAGCCCAGGCAGTAGTAGGGCTTCACCGTCGGCGACGGAGTTGTCGTCTCCAGCAACCCCATGTTCTTCTTGACGGCCCAGTCGAACTTGGGGCTGTTCGGATCGACATCGGGCATGCCAACCGGCGCGCGACCGCGGAGGAAGTCGTTGTGCTTGTTGGCCTTGTAGATCTGTTGGGCCTCAAGGTATTCGGCGGTGATGACATCGCTGCGGTCCCCGGCGAGGATCTTCGCGTAGGAGAACCTCGGCTCAAGGAATGCCTTCGCCTTGGGCAGCAGTGGATCGCGTTCGCCGATCTCGTCGGCAGGTGACCAGGCCATGTCGATGTCCTCTCTCAGGGCCGAAGCGCGGCGGCGGTCATGGGGCCGACGATGCCGTCGGCCACGAGGCGGGAGCGACGCTGGAATTCCTGCACCGCCAGGCGGGTCAGCGGGCCGAAGTCGCCGTCGATGGCCAGGTGGCCGGCATATCCGGCGTAGGCGTACTTGAGGCGACGCTGCACCGCGCGGACTCGGTCGCCGTCGTTGCGCGGGTTGCCCTGGTAGAGCATCCAATCGGAGTACTTGTCCGGGTTCGTGCCGGGCTTGACGACCGGTGGCGGCACGATGATGGGCGGCTGCTCGGTCCCGGTCAGCCACTGCTTGACGCGGCGCAGGAACTCGTCGACGGGGAAGTTGATGCCGGGGTCGTGGTGGCCACCGCCCCAGGCGCCGAGGTCGCCGTGACCACATATACCGTTGAATCCCCAAGGCGGGGTGCCTCTTCCGCCGATCCACTCAGGCGGTATGCCGTACTTGTCGCACCACCACGCGACCACGTGCGCACCCTTGGTGAGCTGTAGATCTTCGTTTTTCCCGTCGCTGGCATCGGGGTCAAGCCACTTGTTGCGTGACCAACTCGCGTAGCTCCCGGCAAAGCAGTGGTGGAACGCGTACTTATTCGCGCCAGCCGCTGCCCATGGAGCGTCGCTCTCGGCAACGACTTTCAGCACCTCGATGTCGTCGTTGACGGAGTGGTAGCTGACCTGGTTGGCCTTCACCGCGAGGAACTCAGCCAGGCTGCGGGCAGACCGGCCGCCCTCCTGGGTGTGCACCACGATCCACCGAGGTGTGCCGAGGCCGCGGGGGCTGTATCGGCTCGGCGACCACAGTGCGCCGGTGAACGGGTCGGTCAGTGACACGGTTCCTCCTGGAGCTGGAGATGGAGATGGTGTTGGGGCTGGCGCCGGGGTGGGCGCAGGCGTGCCGGGTTCCAGCGCTCCGCGCAGTCGCGGCATTGGGTCCTGCTTGGTGGCCGGCGCGTATCCGCGCGGCATGTCGGACAGGTGCAGGTGTGGTGCGACGCCGCCGTTGCTGAGCGAACTGGGGTTGATGTGGCCGATGCGCTGGCCGGCCCGGACGTGCTCCCCGCGGGCGACCTCGCGCACGATGTGGCCGTATTCGAGGCAGCCGCTGCCCTCGTCGTCGGTGGAGTCGATGACGAGCCAGCCCGCCGGGTCGGGCCCGCCGTATCCCTGGGCGGCGCCGGCAAAGATGACGGTGCCGGACTGCACGGCGTAGACGGGCATGTTGGCGGAGCCGCCGTTGCGGCCGAAGTCGACACCGGTGTGGGTACCGCCATCGCGGGGCCCGAACGGGCTGGTGACGATCCGGCCCGCGCCGAGCGGCCAGTAACGAGTTGCCATTTCAGTCCTTCCGGGCACGACGAGTGCCCCGGTCACCGAAGCGGCGCCGGGGCGAAAGTCAAAGCCCAACCGGATTGGGCTTTCGTTGGGAGTTAGAAGGGTGCGATGGGGTCGCGGTCGAGGATCGGGTCGAAGATCGGACAACCCTTCACGAACGCCCAGAGTCCCGCCGCGAACATCGCCAGGCCGAGGACAGTGCCGGCGGCCAGCGCACGGATCATCGTCAGCCTTCTGGGAAGTCGAAGTAACCGGAGGACACCGACACTGTCGAGCCAGCGGTGAATGAGGTTGTCGCCAGGATCAGTTCCTTGCCCGATCCGGACAGGCCGCACTCGCCCTGCATCTTCGTGACGCCGCCGGCGGTGTCGAGGCGCCAGGTTGTGGCGCCGCCGGTGTTGTTGGCGGAGGTGTCCGACGCGACTGCGGCCAAAGTCGCTCGCGCAGCACTGCCTGTGTCGCTGAAACCCGAGAACGGCGAAGCCGACAGGACCAGCTCGGCCAATAGAGTGCCGGTGAGCGCAGCGTCGGCGTTGGCCGGCACGGTGCCCGAGTAGATGCGCAGGACGGCGTTGGCACCGAGTTGCTGCGCCAGGCCCTGGTTGTTCAGCATCCCCTGCGCGCACAGGTTGGTGATGAATAGCGCCATCATTCACCGCCTTCGGGCTGCTGGGTCGGGGCGCTGATGATCAGCTCACCGCCGATGACCTGGGGTGCGGGGAACAGCTTCAGCAGCCATGCCTCACAGCGCCACTGCTCGGTCTCCCAGCCCACGGCGCGGAACACATCGACGGCCTCGACGACCTCCTCGAACGGCTTGGCCTCAAGTTCGGTGAACTCGTCGGGGTGCGCGTCGATGTAGGCCACGGCCAGGTTCCGCGCGCCTTCGCGATCACGGCCACCGGGTCGGTCCATGTCCATCGCGTCGCGGATGGCTTGCAACTCAGCGTTCACGTTGATCCTCTTTCGTTGGCGTTTCGTGGATTTGGTGCCATCGGTGGGCTGTGGGTTATGGCGGCAGGATGGTCACGATGGCGCCTGCCTTGGAGCTGGCTTGCGAGGCGCTGAAGGTGATGCCCGAGCCGGTGTCCAGTCCCCAGCCGATGACGGTGGGCCAGGTGACGAACGCGGTGAACCCGTATCGCATGGCTTCGTTGGGGCTGATGGCGCCGAAACTGATGCCGCCTCCGCCGTACGCTGCGACGGCGGCACGTCCATCACCGGCAACGGTCGTCTTGTTGATCGCACCGTTCGCGGTGTCGGTGATGAGCGTGGCGAACGACCCAGCGTTCTTGAACGACACCGCCCCTGCGGCGCTGGCGGTGCCGGCCTGGGTGCACGAGACGGTGTTTACGCCCTGCGGGAGGCTATTGGAGATGAGTGCGAACACTGAGCAATAGCCGTTGTACGGGAACACCGTTCCCGAGTTGGTAGGGCCGAACACGCGCGGAATGGTGACGCCGCCGTAGGTGCACGTCGGTGCGGTGGTGGTGGAGTTGGTGAAGCCAACCACGATGCAGTTGCCCTGGTTGTCGTGATTCCAGGACCGCGTGGTGGTGCCGCCAGATCCGCCGTCGGAGGAGTTGTCGAACACCACCGCGTTGCGAACGCTGCCCGCCATCGACGCGGTCAGTGGACTCAGACCGCCAGCGAGCACACCCGACTGGCTATGCGTGCCCAGTCCGGAGAACAGCAGCGCGCGCAAGGTCGCGGCCAGAACGCCGGTCTGCGACTGCGTTCCGGATAGTGCGGCGGTAATCGGACGTAGCTGGGCGCCCAGTTGGCCGATGTGCGCCTGGCTGCCAGCCAGGGAGGCGCGCAGTGGCTGTAGTCCCCCGGCGAGCTGACCGGTGACGATCTGTTCTCCGGATAGGGCCGCTCGCAATGGCTGCAGCGATCCGCCGAGTGTGCCGACGAACGCCTGGTCGCCCGCCATGGACGCGCGCAGCGGCTGGAGCCGGCCACCCAGGTCGCTGGTGATGATGTTGGTGCCGGCGAACCGAAGTGGCCGCAGCGCCGCCGCGAGCTGGCCGTCGATCTTCTGCTCACCAACGAGCGCTGCCACGAGTGGTCGCAGACGACCGGACAGAACTGCGTCTACGCCATGGGTGCCGACGAGCGCGGCCACTAGCGGCTGCAGGCGACCCGACAGCGCGGCCTCGTAGTACGGCCTCCAGTACGGATGGTGCTGCATCGCAACTGGATCGGGCGGTTGGGGAAACCAGCCTTTGGTCGGGTCCGAGTCCGGTGCGATAGGAATCGGACCCCAACTCATGGGTGCAGCTCGATGAACTTTCCAGCCCACTTGCCCCCGGATGCCGTGAACTGCAGACCGCCTTGCGAGTGGCCCATGACGTGTGCCCAGGTGTTGCCCGCGCTGAAGTTCCAGATGTTGTCCTGCGTCCTGTTGAACAAGGAGAAGTTGGCGTCCATGCCGCCGAACCCACCCGCAACCTGAGAGAACGCGTTCGACGCAACAGAGATTCGCGGGGGATCCGCGGAACCGCCTTTGCCGCTGGAGTTTCTTACAGCTCCCAGGTACGCCACATTGTTGAAAGACAACGAGTTGCCACTGAAAGCTGCATTGCCACTTGGGAAGTCAACGGTGACGGGCTGCGTAGTTCCCTTCACCGCATCGGGCAGGATTGCGGCGGCCAGTGAGTAGTAGGCGTCGAATCCGAAGTAGTTGCCGATGTATGTGGGGCCACTCAGGACCGGGACGTTGTACGGTCCGCAGCTAACTGTCGGCATGTCCGATGACTCATGGCTGAACGGAATAACGATGGCTTTGGCGTTCGCGCCGAAGGTGTGATTCCACGGCCCTCCATCGCCAGATCCATTGTCGGCGGCACCTTTTGCGTCGAAAGTGACCGTGGGCGTTGGGATCGGCGTGGCCGTCAAATGCGTTGCACCTATGTACGTGATACGCACATAGGTATTGGCACTGGCGATGTCTCTCGTGCTGCCCGTTCCGAACCAGTTAACCCGAAAGTCGAAAGTATCACCGACATCCAACGGTACAAACTCTGAAACCTCGTTGTAGGCAACGTTAGACATCCCATCAGTGATGCGCTTGTCCTGGCGATAGATGCCGGTGTTCTTGTACAGGTAGACCGAGGCTTGAGTATCAGGAGAGACAGCCCACGATGCTCGAACCGTGATGTGGAACAGGCCAGAAAACGGAACCTGAAATACATCGCTCACAGCGGTCAGCGGGAATCCGCCGGCTTGAGACCAGCCTGTCAACTTCGTTATCGCGCCAGAGTTGATTGTCTGCGCGCCTGACTTGGTCAGCTCTACCCACGGGTGCCCGATCGCGGCGGGGGTCAGCTCGGGCGGCAGGTAGACCCAGGGGATGGTGTTGTTGGCGTCGGTCGGCGGGACGCCGGATGCGACCGACACCTGCTCCTGGGTAACGACCTGCTTGGGCCCGCCGCCGAAGAATCGGTTGATCAGTTCCTGCATCTTCTCGGCGAAGGGCAGGCGTGGAATCCACGACAGGTCGATGTCGAAGATCTTCCCGATGTCCTCGAACGCGTCCTCGAGATCGCTGATCTTGTCCATCGCGAGCTGGCCGAGCAGCGAGCCGGGGTTGGTCGCCAGCGTGTTCAGATGTGCAAGCCAGTCGTCCAGTCCGAGCTTCTCGGCGAGGCCGGCGAGGGCGTCCTCGCCCTGCTGCTTCAGCCATTCCAGTTCGTCGGACAGGTCGAAGATGTCGTCCAGCAGGACACCCGACGGTGTGATCCCGAGCGCACTGAGTGCCGATTCCACCCAGGTCCGAACGTAATTGAGGAGCGACTCCAGGTCGGCGAGCAGATCCTTGACGAACTCCTGGGGAATGTCTTGGGAGGCCACAAGTGTCGTGTTGTCGAACTTCACCACGCCCGCGCTGGCCGCTGGTGTCACTCGTGGGAAGAGCACGACACGGTTCACCGACCCGTCGGTCGGCACGGTGTAGTTGCCGGTGATGGTGGTGCCCCAGCCGCCTGCGCCGCCGCTGGAGCCGGACGGTGAGTCCACCGATCCCACAATGACGCGGGCGCCCACCGGGGTTGCGATGTCGTCGACCACATGGAACGGCTGTAGTTCCAGCCGGATCGCCTTCGCGGCGGCCGTCGCGGTGAGTCCCTGCCACTTCACCGGGGACTCGGCGACCAGGGCCCATCCGGGGGCCACCTCGATCATGTCGCCGGCGCGTTCGTGGTTGGCGCCGTCGCACTCGATCCGGAGGCAACCCAGCGGTGTCGACCCCGGCACGCCATCGGTGGCGTCGTGCGTGATCTTCGGGTCGTCCGGACTGACCACGGTGATCGGGCTGTCGTAGCCGGATTCATCGACCAGGTTCTGGTGCTGGTTGGTCAGCCAGGAGATGTCGATCAGACCGCGCAGTCTGTCGCGGATCTTGATCAGTGGCTGGACAACAGTGGTGACGAACTCCTGAAACGCTTCGTCGACGTCGAAGTCCGGGTCGCTGAAGTCGATGTTCCCGAAGAACTTTCGGATGTTGAGAGCCCAGGTGCCGAGGTCGTTCTCGTCGCCGTCCTCAATGCCGGTGAGAAGCTCGACGAGATCGTCGATGCCCGGCACCTTCTTGGCGTAGCTCAGGGCGTGCGAGACCGACAGGAACAGGTTGGACTGTCCCGTGAGCTTGTTGATCAGCGCTTCGAGGATGGCCAGCGGCAGTGAAATGCCTTGGCGTAGGTCCGCAAAGACGGTCGCCAGCGGCCCTTGGATCCTGTCGTTGTCCTGCACGTAGAGCTGCTTGAGCAGCGCCTCGATGGTCGCCTGGTCCCATTGCGGCAGTTTCGAGAGGCTGCCGGTCGCGTCGGGCCCACCGGCCGCGCCGAAGACCGAGACAGCCTTCTGGATCGGGCCGAGGTCGAATTCGCCCGGCCCGCCAGGGTTGGTCACTGCTCGAAGGCCTCAGGCGGTGTCTCGTCGACGATCTTCTTGGCCGTGGCGACCATGTCGGGGTACTGCCGCGAGATCCGCTCACGCAGTTCGGCCTTCTTGGCGGGATCGTCGCCTGCGGCCTCGATCTCGTCCGCCAGTTCGGCGAAGCCGGGGACGCCCTCGGTGCCGCGCAGCAGCGTCACCAGGAACCCGAGGTCGACCTTGTCGATGGCCCGCTGGTTGCCGGCAGATCCCACGCTGACCGGTCCGGCCGGCGTCATCTCCTTCTTTGCCAGATCCGGATGCACCCGCACACCGAAGTCGCGGACCAGTTCGGTGGCCCACTGCACCCGTTTGGCCTCGATGCCGAACGGGATGCGCATGGTGCTGCCCTCCTGGGGCGGCATCGTTTTCATCAGATCGGCGAGCTGCTTGATCTGGTCGACCTCAGTGAGATCCGGCATCAGACATCGTCCTTTGCTGCCCATCCGGAGATCTGCGGGCCAGTCTCCAGGAATGTGGGCTTGAACATGAATCCGGTGTAGCGGTAGCCGTTCCCGTGCGGCACCAGGTCTGTCGAGTCGACCCACGGGTCGTCGAGGGGCTCCAGCGAGGCACCTTTGTACATCGCGAGTTCCTTGGTCAGGTCGTTGTAGCGCAGCCGGTAGTTGTCGGCGCTGGCCGGAACATTGGCCAGGGGTGCCGTCAGGTAGACGACCGTGGTGGGGCTGGTGGGCCGGACCAGCGTGAGCTTGTCGTTGATCGAATCGATCTCGACACCCAGGCCGGTCGTGAAGCCATGGTCGGCGCAGCCCAGCACCGTGGTCTTGCCGTTGCTCGCGCCGAACGCGGACGGCATCGTGATGGTGAACCCGATCTCGAAGCTGTCGCCGCCGAGCTGCTGGTAGTAGCGGATCGCCGCGGGCTGGTTGGAGAACAGGCCGACGTTCGGGCCGACACCGTATGGCAGTGACTGCGCCTGGTTGTTGTAGATCTTGGCGCCGGCCCGCACGTTCTCCCAACGGAATCCGAGCTTGGACCGCTGGAAGTTGTCCACGAGCTTGCGGGCCTCGGCTTGCCGGCCGGGGCTGTCGAAGAACATCGCTTCCGGACGCATCACCGTGCCGTACCGGATCTTCAGCGGGCCCTGCACGGTGTCGAGGAACGTCTCGAACTTCGCGCCGGCGGGAATCGCGGCGACATCCTCGGGCTGAGCGAGGAACCGCACGAGATCCTCGGTCACCTCAGCGGCCACGATGTCGGCGATCACCGCTCCGCTGCTGTTCATGAAGCGCGTGTGCGCGGACACGCCCGCGGGCCACGGGTCGCCGGGATCGCACGGAATACCCCAGGGCCAGATGCCATCCCGCGTGAGATGGACGACCGCCTCTTTCAGCTTCGGCATTGAATCTCCTTGCGCTGCATGTCAGGCCGTCAACCTGAAACCGATGTCGTGGAGCTTGTCGAGTGCCAGCTTGAGTACGCGGGCGGTGCGCTCCCCCACGCTCATCGACGCCTTGTTCTCGCCGATCTTGATGAGGAACTGGTCGACGCCCTCTGTCCCTTCGAGAGTCATCTCCTTCATTTGGTTGACGAACAGGAGATGCATTCCGGCGTTGCGGCGCAGCGCGCCCGAGGTCGACATGATCCGGTCGCCGATCGAGCCGTGCAGGCCTGGGATGAACCAGGTGTTCTCACCGACGACCATCGTGTGAGAGGTCTCGGCGTCGGTGGCCTTGAACCCGCCGCGCCACGCCGCGATACCCGACAGGCTCCAGGCGTTCTGCTCGGCGCCGGACTGGTAGATCTCATGCAGGTGGACCCAGCCGAGTTTGGTTGCACGAGTGGTGTTCTTCCATTCCAGCCAGGCCAGAATCGTGCCCACCAGGAACGGCATGATGATGTCGGCCGCGATGTCACCCAGGCTGTCGAAACCACCCAGCAGGAAGTAGCCGATGAGGTTCCCCGTGGCCTGGATGATCAACTGGGCCACGGCATCTGCGACGGGGTTGTCGCCGCCGACCACGACGGATACCGCGGTGGCCGGCGAGTGGGACACCTTGGATTGCAGGTCCATCCACCGCGAGTCACGCAGGCAGTGCGCTGGCCTCTGCGCCAGGGTGCCCATCCACGAGGTACCCCAGTACTCGTCGGGGGTCAGGGTGGGGTTGTCGTCGACCATCACCAGCGTGTCCTCGACGAAGCCGGACAGCCACTGCAGCGCGGTGCGGGTCGCTCCGCCGAACACGGTGCCAGAGAAGAAGGTTCCGCCGGGGAGCGTGAATCCGGATCGGTCGACGATCTCGAAAACCAATGCGCCGTTTGCGATGTCGTTGTTCAGCAGGCCGGTGACCGTCTCGCCTTCGTCGGTGAAGACCCGGCGGTAGACGATGGAGAGCTGGCCGTCATCGAGGGCGTCGGCGATCACGCTGTCGACGGTGTTCATGCGCGAGGCGATGACCGTCCACAGGGAATTGTCCTGCAGGAATGACGGGCACTTTATGTGCACCTGCCAATCCGCAGAATTCAGTATGTCGAGATATTGCTCCGGATCAAATGGATCATCCGGCAGCGTATAAGGGTGCCCCTCCAGCCGGATAATTTGCAAAAGGATGAATACGGAGATTGCCCAGCGGCTGGGCGCGAACATGAAAAAATCTCGAGGGAACTGGAAAATCGGCAGTGGCAGTGCAGGATTCGGCGGGCCGAGCATGAACTGCAGAAACTGCAGGTCATCGTTGAAGGTTGCTGTGAGGTAGTCCGCACCGTCGCGAGTTTCGACGTCCCAGTGGTGCATTACGCCGGACCATCGCCACAGACCGCCGTATCGGTCCACGCGAATGACGACGTTCTTGCATTCTTCGGGATCGTTGGGAATGGTCTGGATGAATTTCGCGACGTGGTTGTCGGCGCGGACTTCGAACTTGCCTGCCGATGAGAGGTTGTCGCGCTGCGGGAAGGAGTGCTTGGTGCACTCGCGGATGTCGAGGCGGCCGACGAACAGTAGGCCGGCTTCGCCGTCGGGGTCGTTTTTGTAGATCCGGACCTCAGTGCGCGCCGTCTTCAGTGCGCGCCGTTGACGGCGCAGCTCAGCGGTCTCTGCGCGGGTCCGTTCGAGGGTTGCCGCGAGACCAGACATCTAGAAGACCCTGGGAGTCCCAAACGGCTCGCTGTACCAGCGTGGCAAATCGACCTCCAAGCGTGCGCCTTCGGGGTTGGTGCAGTTGAGGATTCGGACGACGGCACCGTTCGTGCAGCGACCGTCGTCATCGAACTCCGGAGCCTCGCCCGCGCCCGGCGGGATCGGGTATTCGAAGTCCGCGCCGTTCATGTGATGCCCGAGCGGCAGATCGTCGACGGTTCGGATGGTCTCTTCGTCCGGCCGCGTCATGATGTGGAAGCTCGCGCCGGCACGCACGATCTCGCCCGGCACGTTCGGCACATGCAGGGTCTTGCCCTCGTCAGCGACGCCGCGCCCGTACTCCTCCGAGCCCCAGGACCAGTCGGGAAACACCCACCGGCACAGGTCGGTTCCGAAGTACTCCGGCCAGATGTCCACCGTGGACGAGTTAAAGAACGGGATCCGGAACCAGTGGTCCCCGCTGCCATTCCACTCGTAGGCGAACTTGTAGGTCTCCCCCACGTAGTACGGCATCTGGCAGGCAATGGGCATCACAATCGACCCGTACGGGAACAGGTGCGGGTCATGGCCCTCGAACTGCATGGCCGAGAACGGCTTCATCTCCTGCAGCAGCCGCGCTTTCAACCGCCGCTCACCGTCGACAGATGTGTAGACCACCGTGGACTCGAACTTGGTCGACCACATGGCCTTCCAGCGCGAGAAGATGGCGTGCCAGAGATCGGGATCGCGTTCGAGAATCACGTCGCCGGTGCGCGGAGCGATGATGTGCACTGTGAACACGGAGTCGCGGCGCTGCGGCGAGTCCGAGGCATAGCGCTGGCCGAACATGCCTGGCACCCAGTTGGTTTTGATCGGGGCGTCCCATAGGCCGGTCGAGGCCGGCGCCAGGACTGGCCCCCAGTCGTCGCGGCAGCCGATGCCGGAGATCCGGACTCGGTCGCCGTTGTAGCCGATGATGTCGATGGCATCCGTTCGGCGCATCAGCGGGTGCTGGAGGTTGTAGATGTCCATCAGATCCGATCCGGATGGTTCGCGAACTGCGTCTGCTGGTTGATGGCTTCCTGGGTCTGGATCTCGCGCGCTATTGCGTGCGGGCTGTACCCGGTGACGTTCCAGTTGTTCGTTGTGCCGCCAGCGTTTCCACGCCCGGCATCGGTCGCGAGTTGGCGCGGCTGGGAGAGCTGCGGGCGCCCGTATGCCTCCGACGTCGTCATGAACGAGCCGGGCACCGAGCCGATCATGGCGCCGGAGACGATGTTGGCCACGCCCTGGACGATCTTGCCGCCCTGCTGGAACAGGCCTTGGACCATCGAGGACGCCAGCGCACCACCAGCTCCGCCGCCGAGCCCGGCCGTACCACCGGCGGCGCCCATCGACATCGCGGTGGCAGCGAGGTTGCCGAGCGTGGAGGCGCCCGAGGAGATGGCCTGATTCACCCAGGGCAGCGTGTAGTCGACTCCCGATGGAGGAGCCACGCTCGGCGGTGGCATCGACGGCGCGGGCCGCGGCGCCGGGGTGGCCTGTTCCTGCGGTGGAGGAGCCGAGACCGGCGCGGGGGCAGGCACGGGAGCCGGTGCCGGCGCGGCCGGCGCCGCAGGCTTGGGTGCGGCTGGCTGCGGTTGGATTGGCTTGATCGACGGGCCCGGATCGAACTTCGGCTTCGGCGGCGCGGGCTGGCCGGCGCGGGCCAGCGCCAGCGCGTCCTGCACAGTTCCACCGATCGCGAGCTGCGGCAGCGTCGCCGGGTCGATGCGGCCCTCGTTGATGGCCTGCATGAAGTCGACGCCGTACTTCTGCACCGCGGCCGACCGGTGCACGAACTCGTCGCCGTGCAGGATGGCCGGAATCGCCTGGTGTGGCGCGCCTGGCGTGTGGCCACCGGTGAGGTACGCCGGAACGAAGGTGTTCGGCCACGCACCAGGGCCCTGCATGCGCAGCAGTTGTTCGGCGACGGCGATCTGCTCCTCGCGCGACGCGAGATCAGCGCGAGCCGCGTACGCCAGCCCGCCGGCGGCCTCCCATGACGACTGCTTGAACTGCAGGCCACCGAAGTAGCCGTTGCCGGTGTTGATGGCCCAGTTGCCGCTGGATTCCTTCTGCGCGATCGCATCCCAACTGGCGCCGGACTTCTGGAACAGTTGCGCGAGCTGGTTGCCGCCTGTCGTGCTGGTCGTGGGGAACGGGCTGGTCGAGAAACGCGTGTGCACGTGGTTCCGGTGGCCGGCCCAGTCGTCCCGGTAGTAGCCGCCGTCCTTGGTGATGACCTCGCCGCTCGGGGTGAGGCCCATCACCGCGTTGCTCTCGGGGTTCTGCCAGATCACCTGCTCCAGGCCCGGCACCCGACCCTGGGCCATGTCTCGGGCAAATCGGTCCATGTCCGCGACCGATCCGACCCAGTCGATGCCGCGGTTCTGTCCGGAGCCTTCCTGGTGGCCGGCGTAGGTCGACGGCTTCAGCCCGTACATAGCACCCAGCCGCTGCACCCAGTCCGGGAAAATGCCCTCGCCGCCGCTGCCGTAGCCGCCGGTGTCGGTACCGGCCTCCAGGCCGTACGGCTCGTAGACAGCGCCGGCAGTGGACCCGCTGGCCATCGGGCCAAGCCCATACAAGGCGCTCAGTTGGTCGTAGCCCACGGTGCCCGCCGGCAGCGTGCTCAGTGCCTGCTGCGCCTGGATTCCTTTGCCGAAGTGGGTAGCCAGCTTGCTGGCACCCTGCGCGTATGGGCTGCTCAGCAGGCCGCCAAGTCCGACCGCGTCCAGAAGGCCGGTGGCGAGCGTGCTGACGAGGCTCGAGCCGAATCCGCCGAGTGTCTTGCCGGCGAAGTTCAGCCAGTCGTTCGGGCCGGATCCGGCCGGGCCGGGACCGATGCCGAAGTTGCGAATGTCGAACGGTGCCTCGCCATTCGGTCCGAGCGGTCCGCCGCCGAGGCCGATGGGAGGACCGCCGGGGCCCCAGCCTGGGTCGGTGCCCTGCTGCCCCTGCATGCCGTTCGACAGAATCGCCATGTTGTTGAGCGGGCCCTGCATGCCCGAGACGAAGTGGTCGACGGCGCTGGTGAGCCCGCCGCCCATCGGGTTCGGCGCCACCGGATCGGGGGCACTCGGGCCTGGCAGCATCCCGCCAGGCGTCTGCCCGGTCGCGATGCCCACGTAGTTCGGATCGTTCGGGTCGGTCGGCCCGCCGCCCTGGAACTTCGGCAGCAGCCCGCGCACCGCGGCGGGATCGAGCTGGCCGCGCCACATCGCGTTCATGACGTCGCTGCCGTACCGGTCGACGGTCGACGCGTCGTGCACCCACTCCTGGCCGTGCAGCTCGGCCAGGAAGCCCTGGTTCCGGCCGCCGGGGGTCAGGCCACGCGAGCCCTGCTTGTACTTCTCGATGTACGGCGCGTCCAGCGGCACCTTGGCCGTCAGGGATCCGTCGTTGTTGGTGATGAAATCGATGCCAGCGCCGCGCAATTGGTCGGCCATGGTGCCTGGCACAACGATCTGGTAGTCGCTGCCGGACGACTGCGCCTGGGTATCGGGAGCGAAGGGACTGGGCACACCGCCCTTGACGCGGAACCGCCCGTACTTCGCCTGGTTGGCCTGCTGGGTCGGCGTCCCCACTCCGGTCAGCGACTGGTTGAAGAAGCTGAGTGCGCGGCCGGCGAGCAGTGCGTCCCGGCCGGGCCCGAACTTCTCAGCGATGGCGGCCAGGTTGTACTGGTTCATCGTCGCGTTGCGGGTCGCTTCGTCGCTGCCGGGGATGGAGTTGACCGCGTCGCGCAGCCGCTTGTCGTACTCCTCCGACGCGCCAGGTGCGCCGACGAGCGCCCTGGCGAGGAACTCGGTGTCGATGGCTCCGCCGGACAGGTTGGAGAGCTCTTTGGCGGTCTGGCTCAGTTTCTGGTTCGCGCCGATCTCGGGCACCACGTTGTTGCGGATCAGGATGTCGCGGACCTTGTTGACCGCGTCCGGCTTGCCTTCGAGCGCATCGGCGTACACATCGGGCGGAATGCCGATCTTCACCGCGGCGGCCAGCGCGTCACCACTGGAGATCCCCGGAATGCCGCCGCCGGGCTGGCCGGCGGTGTCGAAGCCCTGCGCCCGCTTGATCAGGGCGTCACGGGACTGCGCGGTCAGCTTGCCGGTGACCCGGTCGACCGTGGTTTCCAGTTCCTCCTGCGCGGCTTTCAGATCTCGGGTGACCTGCGCTGATTCCTTGTTCTTGGTGTCCAAGTTGCCGAGCGCGACGATCAGACCGGGAATGGCTGTGGCAGCGAGGATTCCGAGTGGCCCGCCGACGGCGCCGAGCGCGGATGTCGCGCGCGCGAAGCCCTTCAGGCCGGAGCCCTCTTTGCCGGCGTTCTTGAATGCGGTGTCGACCTCACCCATCGCCGCCTTGGCCTTGTCGCGGGTGCCGGCGAAGTTGGTGCCCAGCCCGGTCAGGCCGGTGCTGATAGTGGTGAACGACCCGACGATCATCTGGGCGATCGGCGAGACCGTCTTGAACCCGAGGTATGCCGCCACAGCAGCCTGGACCAGGCCGGGGTGGTCGCCCATGAGTTTGGCGAGCTGGGTCAGGATCGGCAGCAGCCCGCCGCCGAGGTAAGCACCAGCGCCTTCGGCGACCGACTGGAACGCGCCGGGCAGTTCCTTGAGCAGCGGCACGACCGCGGCGATCATCTCTTTGCCCTGCGCGAAGTAGTCGCGCAGCTTGTTCTGTCCCTCAGCGGAATTCAGGAACGTCTGCAGTCGACCGGTCGCATCGGCCAGCCACTGTGTGAACGACCGACCGCCGCCGGACGCGTTCGTGATTGCGGTGAACGACTTGCCGATGTTGAGCACCGAGTTGCCCAGGTTCGTCACGCCGTCGATGCCGTCGTTGATCCACTTGTCGAGGCGACCGTCCTGGTCGGCCTCGGTGATGAAGGCGCGGAACCGCTCGGATACCGCGGCGACGCCATTGGCCATGCGTGGCAGAGCGTCGGTGCCGGCGGCGGTCAGCGTGCCGATACCCTTCACGAGCGGATCGATCGCCGCAGTCAGCCGGGCCTGCGCGTCCCCGGTGTTCCCGAGGATGCGGTCGATCAGCCCCTTGCCCTCTTCGGACTTCAGCGAGCCGAACAGTGCGGAGATGTTCGCGTTCAGCCCCTTGGCGATGCCTCCAACGCCCGCCTCGAGGTTGGGTTGGATCGAGGTGAAGAAGTCGCGGAACTCCTCGGCCTTGCCAGCCAGCAGTGGCTCGGCCGCCGCGTCGCGCACGCTCTGGAACGCTGGCTTCATATCGAGCAGCGCCTTGACGACCTCGCGCTGGTTCGGCGCGAGGTTCTTCATGAGCTGGTCGTACTTCTGCTGTGCGGCACCGGTCTTCGTAGCCGCGTCCGCTACCTGCGCCTGCGCTTCGGAGACCTGCTGCTGCGAGCGGACCAGTCGCTCGTTGGCCGCGACCACCTGATCGGAGCCGGCGACGCCCTTGATGTTGGCTTCGCGGACCTTGTCGGCGGTCTGCGCGTTGCGGTTGCGGACCTCCAGCACTCGCTGGTCGGCCTCGGCCACACGCAGCGCGGCGTCGCGGACGTCGGAGTAGTTGCCCCTGGCGAGATCCTCACGGGCCTTCTGCGCTTCGAGGATGGCGCGGGACTCGTCGATCATGCCGCCGCGCTGCTCGATCCGGAGATCTTGCAGAGCCTGGCGGGCGTCCTTGGTCGCCTGCACAACGTCTTTGCGGGCCTGGGCCTCGTCGACGAGGCTGTTGCGCAGGTTGTTCGATGCCGACGCCGCGGCGCGGGCCTGGTCGGCTTGGCCACGACCGGAGTCCTCGGCCGCCGCCGATGCGGCGTCCCACGCATCCTTGATGCCCGACAGGCCGAGCACGAGAGTGCCGATCGATGCGCCGGCGGCGGCGATCGCGCCGGGCACCGCGATGCCGGCCTGAGCGACCTGCTGCAGTCCGGCCGCCAACTGGGCCAAGCCGGTGGCGGCCGGTTGGATGCCGGCCAACGCGCCGGCCCCCAGGTTCAGGCGGAACGCGGAGCCGAGTCCGGTGACGGCGCCCATCTCGGTGCGCAACTGGTTGAGCCCGCGGCGGGCCTTGTCGACGTCGGCATCGACCTTGACGGTGATGTTGTCGGCTTGCTGGCGGGCGCGGAAGGCCTTCATGTCGGCCTGGGCCTGGCCGAGCGCCACGTCCACACCGACCTTCATGCCCTTGCGCTGCTCGACCTCGCGGAAGCGCCGGATGTCGGCAGCCGCTTGGCCGGTGTCAGCGGAGACGCTGATGGTGTAGCCGGGATCCTTGGCCGCGTTCAGCTTGGCGCGCAGATCGCGGATGAAGTGGTCTGCGTTGGGACGGATCCGGACGGAGGCGCTACCGGCACTGTAATCGGGCACGAGACACCTCCGTCCGAATCATCAACTGATGCAACTCAATTGGTGCTGAATCCAAGCGACTCTGGGGCAGCCTGGAAGATGTCGCCGAACAGTGCGTCGAACTCTTCGTCGTCGCGCTGTTCGAGCCACCGCTCGTAGGCGGTCTTCGGCCCTTCTGGCAGTGGGTCTTTCGACTTGGCCAGGTGCCGATTGAGGATGGCTACCTGCACCTCGACCTGGTGCATGTGGCGGCACAACCGTGAGAAGCCGAGCATCTCGGGTCGTGGAATCTTGCCCGACTTCTCGACCTCGGCGAACCGTTCCTCGAACGCCTTGAGCAGTTCGGGGTCCTCCGACATCGTGGCGAAGGTCTTCGAACCCTCTACTCGGGCAACGAAGTCGGCGTGGTTGAGGAACTGCTGCCAGGGTCGAGATCCTCGGATCCAGTCCCAGATGTCGCCGCCGCCGAGTTCTCGGGCGAAGTCGATGTCGAGGTCGTCCCAGAAGTTGTTGACGTACCAGAGGACTCGGCGTCGGATTCCCCCACCTCGGGGTTCACCACCTGATGGCACGCCGGGCACACATCGTCCACAGGCAGCCGCAGGAACTGCTCGCGGATGTCCTGCTCGAACGCGCGCTTCTCCCACTCCGGCCGGGTGGCGAAGAACTCGTTGACCCGCTGGTACTCGTCCTCGCCGCCGAACAGCACGACGTTGTAGGACGTGACCGCGTCCTCGCATGCCCGATACGCCTCAGCGAGTTCGGCGTTGCGCTGCTTGGACCACACCATGCGCAGCTCGTGATCGTCCGGCGGTTCGCCCTGCGTGCGCATGAGGTCGACCACCGCGGCCTGCGCCAGGATGTGTGCAGCGGAGAGCTGATCGAGTGCCTTGAGCCGATCCTCGGTCGGTGGCTGCAGCACGAGATCTTCGGTGATCTCGTACGGCTCGATCGCCATGCCCTTGTGCCGGGCCTGAGCGAGGAGCTGCGCGAAACGACCAGTGGGCTCCCCCGGCGCAGCCACTACACGTGGTGCGCCAGAGGAGCCCTTGGCCGTCGCCTTCTTCTTCGGCGAGGTGGCTGCCATGTCAGGCGATGACCGTCACTTCGGCGGTGTCGGTCAGCGCGCCGAGCGTCGCCGTGACGATGACATCGACACCGGTTGCGACCGGGGTCAGCAGACCGCCGGCCGACACGGTCACCTTGGTCGGATCCGCCGACACGTAGGTGCACTGTGCGGTCCGGTCGATGCCGTTGTTGTCGGTCACGAAGAGCTGCTGCGTCTCGGCGTCGGACAGGTCCAGCGTCGGCGCCGACGGGCTGACGGTGATCGATGTTGCCTCGGCCTTGAATCCGGCGTTGGCGTTGGCCTGCATCGCATTCCAGCCGGGACCGAAGATGTCGAGGATGAACGGTTCGCCGTCGTACTCGTCCACGCCCTGGAAGTTGAACGTGTACGGGTAGCCGATCACGTCGGCGTCGGTGATGTTCTGCTCGTTGGTCTCCGACACGTTGACCCGGTTGCCGATCCACGCGATGTAGGCCGGCAGGCCGTTGTAGTCCCAGCGACCCAGCAGCGCCACACGCGACAGCATGTTCAGCGGCAGGGAGGGCACCGGCAGGGTCACGCCACCGCTGGCGTCGGGCACGATGTTCGAGAAGTCCGCACCCCAGAAGTTCTCGAGGTTGATGCGGTGGGTCTCGTACGGCTCGACACCGATGGTGATCCGGCGCTCGGTCGGGATCTGCAGCGTCGGGCCGCCCTCGCCGTGCGCCATGATGTCGTTCAGCGTCTGGGCGTTGGACAGTGCGCCACCGCGCTGCTTGCGGTGCAGGCCGACGACGAAGCCGTTGTCGGGGATCAGCAGCGCGCCGGTTGCCGGGTTGTGCAGGCGCGGAATCAGCGGCGAGTTGTAGCGCCACTGGATCACGGCCAGTTTGCGCGCAGCGAACTGGAGGTCCTTGCGCGTGGTCCACGGAGAGGCTGTTGCCACCATGGGATTTCTCCTTTACCTATTCCTCATCGAGGCCAAGCGCCTCTCGGTAGTTGGGCAGGCCGCGTGGCCGGTCGGCGTGGATCTCCCACGTCGTCGAGACGTAGCGGTCATCCCTGGTTAGTTCCGGAATCAATTGCGGCCCAACAACTTCACCCGGAACCTTCATGAAGGTTGTTGAGAGTCCAGTGCGGTGCGGACGTGACCGGTGCACGGTGCCGCCGTCCTCGCCGAATCCATCGAGCACGTCGCCGGCGTAGGCGATCAGTTCCAGTGATTCGTCGCGGCTGCGGGTGAGCGCGGCGATCTCGCAGATGCTTTTGTCGACGCCGGCTATGCGGTCGTACTGGCCTCCGCGGCGGTGCACCAGCAGCCAGCCGTTGCCCTGCGAGAGCCACCCCTCGCGGTCGGAGTTCTTCGTAAGGAACGGTTCGACTTTCACGCCCTCGAACTGTTCAGCGGACTTGTTGGCCGGGAACATGTACACGTCAGCCAACAGCCGCTCTACGTCCCACCGTCCACCTGTCCAGAACGGCGGGTAGGAGATCATGGCATCGCGTTCACGATCGCCAGGGCCTTGACCCAGTCATCTGCCGGGTCCTGGGGCATCCACATTGTCGGAGGCTGCTCGGACTCTGGGTGGATGCCGATGCCGAATTCGCGTGCGGCGCCGTAGCCGCCGCGTGGTGTGCCCTCGCCCGAGGTCACTTCGAGGACCAGCCGGTCGTGGTCTTCGCCGCCGATGAACGGCTCACCGATCTTGCCGGACTCTGCGAGCGCGCCGGTCTGGTGGGCCACGATGCCCTGCCACACGCCGAGCAGAAGACCGCCGCCTTGGCGCAGCACGCTCGCGCAGTCGCCGGACAGAAGCCACTGCGTCAGAAACGGATTCGGTTCAGCCGGGATGTGGTTCTCCACGGCAATCACCCCCGTTCCAGGTTGAATCGTTTGACGCCGAAGTCGTGCCCGTTCATCGGGTGCACCATGTCGTTCTCGGCTGGGCCGTTGATGATGAAGTCGCCTTCGGGCAGTCGGACCTTGTCGCCGTCCTGGACGTCTTCGGCCCGGTACACGTACAGGCGCCCCGTCATGTCCTTGCCGTCGATGATTCGGCCGGCCTTCTCGATGGTGCGCGTCGGCAGTGATGGGTATGTCCGGTCGCCGAAGTCCTCGGTCGGTCGGAATAGCGGGACAGGAATGCCGTGCTCCAGACTCAGCACGGCACGCCCCACGGCTTGGCGCCGAACGTGCCGAGCTGCGACCGCCGCTTCTTCGGCGGCCGGACCGAGGCGAGTTCCTGCTCAGAGAACCAGATCTTCTGTGACGTCGTGGTGGCCCGGTACTGCTCGGTCTCGCTGAAACCGTCCATGCCAGACGTCTTCGACGTTGCACCGCGCGGGTTCTCGTACAGATCGAGCACCTTGTCGGCCACCAACGCGACCACACGGAGCACGCGGGTGGGGTCGAGCTGATCGACCGGCGTCGTCCCGAGAGACGGCACCAGGCCAATCAGACTCGACTCCACATCCACGATCCGCCGCTGCGTCCATTCACGCTTGGCCTCCAGCGGATAGGTGCCGTCGACGTAGCGAGCGGCAACATCCTCTGGAGTCGTGAACTTGGCAGGCGGGGTCGGGGTGGGCGCGGTCATTCGACCCGCACACCCCGATCACGCAGGCGGTCGATGATGTCACCGCGGTCGGCGAGGTCGGACACGTCCACGCCCTTGCGGTCGGCGTAGGCCCGCCACTTGTCCTCACCGGATCCCTTGCCAGACAGCGGCGGCGGCAGGTCGTCGTCACCACCGCCGCCGGCCGCATCGACCCCCTCGTCGTCTGCGGGGAACGGCGCCTCGCCGTCCTCCCAGACGTTCGGGTTGGTGATCTTGCGCGCCGCCCACTCCGGAACATCACTGTCCGGGCCGAACGAGTGGACGGTGCCGTCGTCGTCACGCACAGCCACGTGCGTTGCGAGCGCCGCCATCAGGCCACGTCCGCAACACTCAGGAGTCCGGCGTTCGACAGGATCGGCATGCCGACCGCGTCGACGAAGGTGAACTCGCGGTAGGGCGGGCCGACCTTCTCCACCAGGCCCACGACGCCGGACGCGTTGCCGAACGTCATCTCGGCCTGGTTGGACCGGACGAGTTCCAGGGCGGTGGCCGACAGGCCGAACGCCATGAAGCCCAGCGACCCGATGTCCTCGGGCAGCAGGATCACCTTGTCGGTGGCGATCACACGGGTGTCCACGCCCTCGACGTTGAGCATCGAGTCGTAGGTGGTGACCGTCGGCAGGTTCTCCGACTCCAGCAGCCGGTTCAGCTCTTCCACGGTGACGCTCGTGCGTCCCGCGGTCGAGCCGTAGACGGCGTCGATGATCTGCTTGTTCCGCCGCAGGATGCTCCGGCGGTTGCGCGACATGAGCTGCGTCGCGGCCGGCGCGTAGCCGTTCGCGATGCGGACTTCTTGCCACGCGTCCAGATCGGTGAGCGGCACGGCGGTGGCCTGGTTGGCGTCCGTCCAGCTCGCGCCCGCGGGTGCGGTGATCTGGTTGGCCGGCACACCGTAGTCCGCCTCACCGCTGAAGCCGCCCTCGTTGTTGATGGTCAGCTTGCCGTCGGTGAGCACGTCGCCCCACGCCAGCTCGATGCGGTTGTTCATGGTGCCCATGAGCCGCTCGGCGTCGTTGTAGGCAGCTCGCACCAAACGCTCGGTGTTCGTGCCCGCGTTGAGCGCGATCTCCTGCGCGATGCGCTCGTACTCGCCCTTGTTCAGCGAGTCCGAGAACGGCAGCAGCTCGACGTACTTCCCCGAGCCGGCGTCGCGCGCCGACACGTGGATGGTGCCGTCGAACGACCGGTAGGCCGCGGTGCGGTTGGTCTGCACCAGTTCGGCCCAGTCGACCCGATTCGAGTCGAAGTACCGCACGGGGAACAGGGTCTGCAGCAGGTTGCTGGACGGGATCGGCACGTTGCGGATGAACGTGGTGATCGCGTCGGGGCGCAGGCCGACGGGCCCGTCGAAAACGATAGCCATGAGTCAGTTCTCCTTCACAGCCAAACGATCTTGGACAGGTCGGTCTTGGCGTTGGCGTTGATGCCCGAGTTGGCCGGCAGCTTCGCCTCCTTGACACCGCCGTGGACGAAGATCGCGCCGCCCACCTTGGTGTTGGTCGCGCCGGTGGCATCGACAGCCTTGACGAAGCTGAACAGGATGCCGGCGGCAACTTCGCGGCCATCGGTGGCCGCGTCGTCGTACGGGCCATACAGACCCGTCGCGGTCACCTTGCCCAGCACGGTGCCCGACTTGATGAAGCCGTTCGGGTAGTGCGTGGCCTTGGTGAACTTCGAAATGTCCAGCGTCACACCAGGAGTGAGGTCGACGCCATGCGTCCCGACGAGCCATTCGCGGTTGTCGACCTGGTATGCGCTGGAGTGAACGGTGATGTCAGTCGACATCGTTCCTCCTACTTTTTGACATAGCCGCGGCGCTCCGCCTCGGCCAACCCGTAGTCAGTCGCCGACGGCGCCGGCGGCTGGTCTCCTACTTGGCCCCACTGTCTGGGTGGTTGTTGCTGCTGACCGCCACCACCAGCCGGTGGTGTGGCACCGCCGAATGCGGCGGCAAGTCCGGTCAAATGCCCGATGAGCGCGTCCTTGTCGAACTTGCCGTCCTTCACGAACGACATCGGGTTCAGGCCCGCCATGACGGCTGGCCGCGCATTCTCGTCGGTCACGAACTGACTGACGATGGACTCCGCGAGCTGCGGCGCCCACAGTTCGGCGGCTGCCGCCGCCGCGGATGCGGTCGCTTCGTTCCGAGCGTCCTCGAGAGCCCGCTCGGACGGCGTCTGCTGCTCGCGCGCCCGCTGTTCCGATTCCTGCTTCCACTGCAACGCCTGCTCCGGCGTGATGCCCTGGAACTTGTCCAGCAGATTGCTCTTCTGCCGATCGTGGTACTTCCAGTACGCCGCTTGCTGATCCGGCGTCATGTCCTTGATCGGCGTGTTCGGAGGAAAGCCCTTGTCGGGCGGATCCTGCTGCTGCGGACCAGGATTGGCCGGTGGCGTCCCCTCGGGCGGAGTGCCCTCAGGTAGTGCACCGAGTGGCTGAGATCCGCCCATGACGGGCCAGATCGGACCACGACGACCGATACCGATCGCCTGCAGTCGGGTAGTGGGGTGGAACGGTAAATCGGTCACTTGCTACTCCCATGTCGGGATTGAGGTGCCCATGACGGGCCAACCACCCCGGCGGGGCGGAAGACATTGGGTGCACAGCAAACAACCCCGGAGCGAATCAGCTCACGGGGTTGTTTCTGGGTGGATGGACGGCCGGCGGGCTATGCCGCGTTGGCCAACTCTTGACGTCTCACTGCGTCGAGAACGAGTGACCGGGTGGAACCACGGAACCACTGGTCGGCGCCACTGCGAATCTGCTTCAGCAGATCAGTCGGCAACGGCTTTCGGGTCTCAAGAACCGCGATGGTCAGCGCGTAGTCAGCGTCGCCGAACTGCAACTCGGACTGGATCCGTCCCCGCGCCTGATCGTCCAGGTCAGCCGCGGCGGCTGCCTGGTCAGCGAGATCAATCAAGTCCATGAGGCAATGGTACGTTCTGCACGCTGCCCAGCGGAAGGTTCTTCTTTGCTGTGCCGTCCTTCTTGCCCGTCCGGACCACGCCGTCGCCGTCGAGCGGATGCGCGGTTTCGAGCGTGCCGTCAGCCTTGTTCAGCCTCGCGACCACTCGGACACCGTCGATGTAGCCGTAGAGGTTCAGGAAGTTCGGGTCGACCAGGTGGTCATGATCATCACTGGTCGTGTACGGGTTCCGGAGCGTCTCGCTGACCGCCGCGATGGCCGCATCGTCATCCCAACGCTGCGGGAACAGCGTCTTGTTCGGCGCAGTCGACGTGTAGCGGTGGCCGCCGCCGTTCTTGTCGCCGTCGAGGATGTGCCGGCGCACCGATGCGGTGATGCGCGGATCGTCGCCGCCGCTACCGCTACCGCCACCGCCGCCGACCGGGGGCCGTGCTGGTGGCTCGCCGCCGCCACCAGATCCGCTGGCAGTGCGAGCGGCGCCGACTCCTACGACCTCGCGGGCTGGGACCGGCGGGCGTTCGGGTGTGGTGCTGGCGGGACTCGTTTTCTTCGGTGCTGCCTTCTTCGCTGGGCGCGGCTTGTAGGCCTCCTTCGGCACCAGCACCGGGCCGAGTTCGCCGTGTTCGTTCTCCTGGTAGCGCACTCGCTTTAGGTGCGCTCCGCTCGTGCCGCCGGCCTGTCCGTACAGTGCACCGAGGTCGGCCTGGTTCACCTCATCGGCAGGGTCGTGGTCGAGGCTGATCGGCGCGACTGTGCAGTTGCAGCGGGCATGGATCGGTAGCAGGGTCCCGATCTTGTACCGCTGGTCGGCCGCCGCGATGCACAGGCCGCACACGCCGGTCTTCGACAGCTCCGGATGGATCACCCGGCGGTAGCCGATGATGATCGGCTCCGGCTCATCGAGGTTCACCGCGCGGGTCAGGATCTCGGCCTCAGCGAAGCGCTGCGCCAGCATCACGTCGTCCTCGACGATCCGCTCGATCCGTTCCCGTGCGACCTCGTCAGCGACCGCGCGGGTAGCGCCTTCGGCCTCCAGCGCGCGCAGAGTGCGCGCCGGCCGATTGAACACCGCCTCGGTGGTGAACTCCTCCGGCTTGATGATCGTGGTCGCGCGCGTGTCGTAGTCGACCCGTAAGGTCTCGTCTCGTCGCAGCACCAGCTCGCCGCCGACGACATCGACGCCCGACGCGCGCAGATCGACCGGGTTGGACGGCACCGCCGACACCCGCACGCCCATCCGCTGCAGCAGTTGCGCCTGGGCGGCTGCCGCCGATCGCGCCGTCGAGGTCTGCGCGGTGATCACGTGCCGGCGGGCAGTCTCGGTGAATGCCTGCACCGAGCGACCGTCGTACGGGTCGGTGATCCCCCACGCGGCCAGGATCAACGTCTTGGCGTACGCCTCGGCTGTCGCCCGCGCGGCTGCCACCCCGGTCGAGAGCGCCATGGTGAGCGCGGCCAAACCGGTGCCGCTGGCGGCCAGCGCAGCCTGAGCGGAAGCTACCGCCGCGAGCGCCTGCTGGTAGGTCGGGCCCTGGCTAGGCGACTGCTGCGGCTGAGTCATCGACCGGTTCGGTCTGCTGCTCGGTGCCCGCCGCCGGCGAAGTCTGTGCCGGCTGCTGCGCGGCGAGCGCGGCTGCCGCCGCGGCGGCCAAGAGGCGCTCGGCCTCCAGCTCGGTCAGGTTCTCTTCGATGTCCTCGGGCGGCATCTCCCAGATGTCGCGCATGATCCGCTGTTTGGACAGCACATCCTTGGCCTGCGCGGTCGCCGAACCCTTCTCGGCCAAGGTCTTGAACTCGATCGGTCCCCACCGCAGCTTGACCTTCTTGACCGGCTTCTCGCGCTCGGTGTTGGTGTCCATCGCAAACGCGATGCGCCACACCAGCTTCAGGCCCGGCGTTACCCGAGAGCGGCGGTCACGAACCTTCGATGTCAACGCCTCGCGCAACAGACCGGCACCGGCCGCACTGCCGTTCGCGTCGTCCGGCGTGATCAGGTACAGCGGCGTGTGGGTGACCGCGGCGAATTCCTTGACGTCGTCGCGCTTCGCGTTGAGCATGCCGGTCAGATCGGCCTGGCCGGATTCCCAGAATGTCCAGTCCTTCGGCACTTTCCAGACCGCGCCGGGACCAGCCTTGAAGACCTCGTCCCAGTTGGTCGCTTCCCGATCGGACTCGATCGGCTCGCCGGTCTCGTCGTCGAACTCCTCGACGACGGCCTCGTCGCCGGACACACCGCGCTGCTTGAACGCCTGGTACCGCATCAGCACCATGCGCTGGAGCGTGGTGTCGATAACGCGGTCGAGAACATCGACGTGGGCCTCGTACTCGCCCATGCCGTGCTTGTTTTCGAGCAGCACAACGGGGATGCCGCCGAGATCGTCGAGGCCCTTGATGACCTCTGGCACGTCACTGAGACGCTCCCATTGCTTGGCGTCGTTGCGGCGCAGCGTCCACTTCTCGCCCGGCAGGAACAGGTGGGCGATCTCTTCGTCTTCTTCGACGTCGTAGGCCCGCACCAACGCCGCGCGCAGCCGTGTGGGGTTATTCGGGTCCTTGATCCCCACACACCGGCGCGGGTCGATAGCGTGGATCATCGGTCCGTCGGCGGTGGGAACCACCATGACGTACGCCTCGCCCATGACACAGAAGAAGTCCAGAAGATCCTTCAGTTGGGCGGCAAACCCGGTGTCTTCCATGATCTCCGCGGCCCGGTCGTCACCGTTGGGCGTCGAGTCGACATCGGTGGCCACCGCGAGCAGCTCCATGCGGTCGACCACCGCGGTCACGCACATCTCGGCGTAGTTCGACCGCGACTTGCGCAGCACGTCACGGAAGATGTCTGCGAACTCGGGCGCGATCTGCGGGAGCGGCGGGTCACCTACGTAGTACGACCACAGCAGGTCGAGCTGCTGATTGCGTGGCAAGTACTCCTCGGGTCGCGACCGTTGATCAGACCACCGCTGCCGTACAGGTGCGGTGAATCGACGCTCAAGCCGGTCGAGCCACTCCCATGGGGCCAGTGTTGCCAATTCGACTCACCCCCTTACCTTTACGACAGTGCCGGTCTTGGTCTTCGGCAGATACTTGAGTGCGTCCATGCGGGCCTGCCACGACAGCACCGACGCCATGCAGGCGTCGAACTTGCGGTCCTTGTGCAGCTTTCCGAGGATCCACAGCGACTTGCCGTGGATGTCGACGCGGTTCAGGTAGACCTTGCCGGCATTACCGATGTGCCGAGTCAGGTCACCATGCTTCTTCGTCTCGTCGGTGGCCATGTCGATGTCGGCGTAGGTGATCTTCCCTGAACCGATGGCATCCTCGTACGCCAACAGCGACTTGACCATGCGGTCCTGCTTGTTCGTCCAAAACTCCTGAACAATAGGACGTTTCGTGTATGGCGAGTCGCCAGCCTTCTGGGACCAGGCGCCCAGCGTCGAAGTCCAGTACGCCGGGTCGCCGTAGAACAGCAGCACCTTGTACCGGCGCCGAATGTAGTTCCACTTCGCTGTCAGCGCGACCTCGTCGACTTCCCAGGAATCCTCGCCGTCGAGCGGCTTCTCAGCCAGGAACTCCAACTGCTGCAGCCCGGTCCGCACATCGGTCATCACCAGCGCGGTGGAGTCACGGAACCGCGCGCCATCCATGCCGACCGAAACGAACGCGCCGGACGGGATCTGCTTATCCGGCCGCGCCAGGTCTTTCCACAGCCCGAGGTTGAACGCCTGCGCACCCTGCTGCGTCCACCGGTTGCACCACACCCGCTCCAGATACGGCTTGTCCGCGTTCGGGATGTCCCACTGCGACGCCAGATCCTCGAGGTCGGTGCGCGCGGCCAGCTCCGGTCCGGACGCCTCCCGGATCGCTTCGACGCGGTCCTCGAACTTGTCCATGTCCCACTTGTCGTCGGCCTGGCGGTGGAAGTAGAACATGCGCGGGCGCTTGATCTCCTTGCGCAGCATCGCCTCAGCCTCGAAATGGTCGGTCTCAGCCACCGAGTGCTGCCCCGGCTCCCCCGCGGTCGTTGTCGACATCGACCACGGATCCTGAGCCACGCGCTTGCCCAGGTTGGCTTCCATCGTCGTGACCGCCTTGCGCTCCGACGGCAGATACAGGCGGTGCGTCTCGTCGAAACCCTGGAACGTCGTGCGACCGCCGTCATTCGAGTCCGGCGCGTTGGCCAGCGGCACAGCCTTACCGTCCGGCCGGCCCGCCGCGTTGAACCGGATGACCCGATCGAGCGACGCGTCGAAGAAGTCGGCGTCCGGACCTTCCTCGCAGATGTACTTCAGTGCGCCGTAGGCCAGTTCGTTCACCTGCAACTTGGCGTTCGCCAGCATCGGGATGTACGGGTCGACCACTGGCCGGCCGACCGGCTCGCCGGCCGCGTCCCAGCCGTCCCAGCGCACCGGCGACTCGGGGTGCAGCTCGACGTACGCGATCAGCGCCATCAACTCGGTCTTCGCGAACCCCTTGCGCACCGACACCGCGATGCGCTTCCACCGGCGCCGGCCCTCGCGCGGATGCCCCTGCGGCCACACCTCGTAGGCCCGGTGGATGATGAACTTGCGGTCCTCATCGAGGACCAGCGGCTTGCCCTTCAGGTCACCAGGACCGAAGCACGCGCGCTCCTGCAGGAAGTCGCAGATCTGGCCGCCCAGCGTCGGGTATAGCTCTTGCTCGATAGGCGGAACGATCAGATCCACCGCGGTGGCCTACGTTTCGAGCTACGCCCCGCCGGGCACGACCTGGAACCGTGCTCGCGGGTCCTCCGGCGCCGCCACCTTCTTCGCCGCACGCTTGCGGGGCGTCGACGTCGTCGAGCTTCCCGCCGGCGGATCTTCCGGCTGCGGCAACTCCCACTCCAACGACTTGCGCGCACCCGGCGTCAGACCGAAGTGCGCCGAGATGAGCCGCATCTCCCCCGCCAACGACTTCAGGTCCTTCACGTCCGTCTCGGGGTTCCAGATCTGCTGCATGATCTTCGCGGCCACCGACAGCATGTGCAGGTCAGCATCGGCCCACTGGTCGCGCATCTCCGAAGTCCACGACGCCTTCCACCACGCGATGACCTCCGGATACCACTTCTGGCCCCTCGGCAACTTCGGCATCGGCGGGACCTTCGGATTGACCGGCTTGGCCAACTTCGCGCGAGTCGTTGTCGCGTTCGTCCGGCGCCGGACAGCCGGGTCCTTCTTGTGTGCAGGCATCTGGGGCTCCTATGTCAGGAAAGGTGTCCCCATGGCGGGGAAGTCAGTCGAGGAGTCCGGTCGCCTTCAGCACCGCATCTGAGATCTGATGCACTGCATGGCAAAGCGGTTCCTCGGTGCGATCCATCTGGGCGCGGCTTCGACCCAGGCGCAGCTCGTTCACCAGGTTCTGCGCCTGGACCAACGTCACCGCGGCGTGCGTCGACTCGTGGATCACGACGTGCGGATGCAGGTTCTCCATACTCAGCCGCATGGTGCCGATGAACGACGTCGACGGGTGACGGCTGAGCTTTCCGGTCTTGTTGTCACGCCAGGCCGAGAATCTGCCGTGGAACACTCCCCCGGCGTTCGAGAAGTCCTCGTGCGGGCTGTACTTCGTCGCGGCGGTTTGGAGCATCGCGGTCGTCGGATAGATCCGGAGGACGAACCAGAACCGGCGGCCGATCCCCATTGGATCGGTCGAGACGTAGAGCGTCCGGACGCGCTTCTTACTCACCGGTCACTAGTGCATCCATGGCCGGATTGTCGCCACCGACCACGACGGATACCGCCGGCCGCCCCATCTTCGCGCACTGCGCCTCGATGAACTGGTCCACCAGCTCCTCCGAGGTCCGCACATCACCACCGCACCACGGGCGCTTGACCATCTTCTGGTCAGTGTCGAGCCACTCGGCGAACTGCACCAGGACGTCGCGGGCACCAAGCGCAAACAGCGCGGCGCCGATCCCATCCTTAAAGCCGCCGAAGTCAGGCTTGCCCTGCACGTTCACGGTGCCCTCGCTCGCGGAATCCATTGCGCTCCTTAGTTTTTCGGTGGCCGCGCGCCCAGGCGAAAAACGTGGGGAAGCGTAGAGACCATTTTTCACAGGGTGTTGCGGCAGCGGTGGCACCCACCGGGGGGAGGGTGGTGCCCCCTGGGTATGTGTATGCCCAGGTCAGCGTCGGCGGCGTGGTCGAGCTGGTTTGCGGTCTTCGGTGCGGGCCTTGTGGCTGTTGCATGGCTCGCATGCGGCTCGCAGGTTCTCGGGGTCGAGGGCGAGGTCAGGCCGGCGTGCCGCGGGCTGCTTCTTGTCGACCGTGGTGGCGCGGCCGAGGCAGCGTCCTGGGTAGCCGATCTGGCAGCGGTGTCCGTCGCGCTTGAGGATGAACGGCACGACCTCGTTCTTCCACACGTGCTTGGACGTGATCTGGCTGGAGTTGGTGCGTTGACCTGCCCAGGGCACGGTGTGCTTCGGGCAGTAGGGCCGGCTGGTGATCAGTTCGTCGCATTGCCCGTTGTCGCCTGGGCATCGGCGCGGCGCTCGTGGCATCAGATGTGCCGCTCGGTACGCACTAGAACTGTTGGCGGCAGGGGTGGTGCCGGAACTGGCTCGTCGCACACCCAGCCGTGTCGTCTGGTCGATACCTTCTGGCAGTAGATCTCGACTTGGTCCACCATGTCTGGTTGACCCAATCGCCGGTAGTCGCGCTTGATCTGCGATGCAAGCGACTCGGCTTCTTTCCTTGACGTGAACACCGCAGGTGCTTCTGTTCCAACGGTCGCATTGAACATCGGTGGGCGATCAATCGCGCCGACGAAGCCGATACCCGCCACGTGGACGCAGTACTCATGGGCGGTGGTCGTGGACATCAGTGGCCTTTCCCTGGTGGCGCACCGACTGCGGCCTGGTGGTAGGTGTTGCAGAGGCCTTCGGGGTCGCGGACGTGTTCGCGGAGCTGGCGTACGCAGCGGTCGAAGTCGCCTGGTGTGCCCCAGCGGATCTTGAGTGCGCCTTCGCCGTGGGTCCAGTAGTGCTTGAGCCGTTCGGCGGGGTTGGCTGGCGTGTTGGCCATGGCTCACCTCCGTCAGGTGGTGGCATGAAAAAACCGCTGATACCTGGTTGCAGGCACAGCGGTACAGGCACCAAGGTACGACATGTCGTGCGCTTTGCCAACATCGGTGCTGGTAGGCACCCATTTTCAAACCCTTTACTTTGTCGCGTGTTACGCGTTACCATTGACACATCGCAAGGGAAAGGGTGACCATGAATAGCGACATCAGAGACCTAGCCACCTGGGCAAAGTCGCAGGGTTGGCGGGTCGAGGATGACGCGAGTGGCTACACCCGGTTCTTCAACCCGGAAGGCGGCTATGTGTGCCGGTACCCGGCGACGCCGAGCAACCCGCGGCGTCGGATGGCCGACGTGATCGTCGCGCTGAAGAAGGCAGGGCTGCAGGTGCCTCCACCGAGCAAGAAAGAACAGCGCGCACAGCGCAGGAAGGAGCAGAGCTGATGGACGCGTGGGTGGTCGTGCTGACGTTCGACCAGGATGCGGACATGGCTGAGATGGATTCGTGGGAGGACGGTCTCGCCGATCTGGATGCCTCGGTGTCGCGGGTGCCCGACCGCGGATCGGTGATGGTGATTGCACATCCGCCGGCTGGCCTGAGCATGTTTGACGCTGCGTACAAGGTGACCGATCAGGTGGCCATGGTGATTGGGGCGCAGCCGGTCGGCATGGAGGTCATGACCGAGTTGGAGTTCGAGGTTCGCGCCGAGTCGCCGACGATGCCCGAGTTGATGTCGGCGGCCGAGATCGCCGATGAGCTTAGGATTTCGCGGCAGCGTGTGCACCAGTTGCGCGAGACAGTCGCGTTCCCGGCACCGTTGGCGGAGCTGCGCGGTGGCGCGGTGTGGGATGCAGCCGCGGTGCGGAAGTTCGGCCGCGAGTGGGAGCGCAAGCCTGGGCGCCCGGCAGTGGGCGCGAAGACGGTCACTGGGCGATTCGTCAAGCAGTCGACTGCTGCGCAGACGGCAGCAAAGCACCGCGGTGAGACACGGAATGCGAAGACCGGACGATATTCGGTGGTCTCGCCTGCGGCGAAGACGTCAAAGGAGCGCAACCCGCGATAACCAGTGGTTCGGGTTTACCCGGCCCGCTGGACGCGCTCGACGCGGTTGCGCTTCTTGCGGGCGTCGTAGGCGCGCATGTCGCCGACGTTGTAGAGGGGTGTTCCGTCGTGGTCGTGGTTGACGCGGATGTGGCCGCGTTCGGCCCATTTGCGCACGGTCTTGGGGTCGACGCCTGCGTAGTGGCCGGCGTCGGTGGCGTTGATCCAGTCGTCGGCGTCGTATGGGTCGAACTGGGGCACGAGCCATGCGGTGCCTTCGTAGCGCAGCCATCGCTCGGTGAGTCGGTGCGTTTCGCTGGCGGGGTCGGTGACTGCCCCGCCAGCGATCTGCAGAAGGAGCTGGCGGAAGGACACCGCGATGCGCTTGGCGCGGTCTTCGCGGGTGTCCTCCGGCCAGGGCCACGGTTCGCAGTGGTACACGGCTATTGGCCGCGCTCCTCGAGTCCGATGATGGTCTTGTCGTAGAGGTCGAGCATGTCCTGTTTGGTGCGGCCTTCCATGTCGTTCACGATTCGGCCGCTGGCCTCGTTGTAGATCTCCATGGCTTTGGCGTCGATGGCGGCGCGGGCCGCTGCGGCGACGGGGATCTGGTCGAGGTGGCGCATGGCGACGCGGTCGCAGGCGCCTTCGTGGCAGACGTCACCGCCGCCGTTTTGCCATGTGCCTTGGACCCATCCTGCGTCGAGTTCGGCTCGGGCCTCGGTGAGGAATTCGCTGACCTTCATGTGGTTTCTCCTTCGGGTAGGGGTGGTGGTGTTTCTCGATCTCGGCGGCGAGTGCCGAGACGTTCATGGGCTGCCTTGGTGGCAGCGGGATTCGGCGTTCGGCGGCGAGCGCTTGCGAGCGTATTTGTGGCCACAGGCGTGCGACGGATTCGCGTTCGGCTGGGTCGATCCATTGGACGCGTGCGTGCACTGAGCACGCGTCCAGATCGATGCGCCGGTAGTGCAACTCGGGTGGGAGTTCGATGCCCGTCCAGGTCTGTGCGGGCGTCCACTCGTCGAAGTAGTGCGTCCACGTCTTGGTCCAGCCCGCGATCTGGCCGCCGGGCGCCCAGTGCACGTGTCCGTAGTGCGGGTTGGGGAACTGCTGAACGGGTGCCGCGTCGCCTGGGTGCCACAGTGTGAGGTGCACGTCGATGCCCAACGCCTGGATGAGCTTCTGCATCTTGTCGAACCAATTCTCAAGAGGCGAAGGGCTTGGCGACTCGAATTTGAGCGTCGGTTTCCACACGGTGTGGCTGATGATGTCCGACCAGGGAGACGGATCGAACGGGTCGATCGGCAGCGCGGTGTTCCATGCGGCATTCATCGCCTTGAGGTCGGCGGTCGAGTATCCGAGGATCCTGCCTCCCGATACCGCCGGGCGCGTTGGTCCTTGGTAGTGGGCACCGATGCAGACGATGCGCGAGGTGTCGGCTGCTGCGTCGTAGTCGGGATCGAATTCGTGGCTGCTCCACATGTTGGCAACGCGTTGGGTGAGCGGTTCGGGGTGCCAGTCACGTTGGCAGTGTGGGCATTTCAGGGGCGGCCGGGCGGGTGTGTCTTCGGCGAAGATCTGGTCGATCTTGTCCACGATGTCGGTCATCGCCGCATTGCCTCCCAGATGCGCCTCCAGCGAGGTCTGGTGCGGTCATCGATGTAGCCGGCCAGTGCACCGATGAGGCCATCCATATTCCGTACGTCCCAGATGCGGGGGTGGGTCGGTACGTCGAACGCCACGACCAGTTCTGCGCGTTCACCGCCGTGACTCACGCAACGGAGGTCGGTCACCTTGATGTTGTGGGGGTTGGCGGGCCGGCGGATCATGATGCGCTCCTGTCTGGTTCGTTGATGCAGTCGCCTGCGTGGATCTCGTTGCAGCGACAGACCTTGCTGCGATCGACCGTGCTGGGTGGTTCTTCGGTGTCGGTGACGGTGGTCAGCGATGAGGTCTTGATGCGTGGCCCGCTGTATGGGGCTGGGGGCCTGCGGCGGCGGCGCGGTGGCCGGTAGGTCTTCTCCCCCGACCAGGACCATTGGTCTTGGACTTCTTGCCGTTTCGCGGTGGCGGCTTTGTCGGTGGCGATCTCGCGGGCCTTGGGCCGGGCGTGGCCGTCGATTCGTGCGCCGAGTTCCTTGAGGATGATCGTGCCGGCGCCGGCCGCGTCCATGGTCTCGTCTCCGGTGAGGAGATCGATGAGGCGCTGAACGGCGTCGAGGCGTGAGTAGGCTTCTGCGAGCCACCATTTGATGAGTTGGTTCTCTTGGCCGTCGGCCATCATGCCGGCGAGGAGTTTGTATTCGCGTTCGGTCCAGGATGCGGAGCATTCGGGGTTGTCGCAGGTGATGATGCTGGATCCGTCGTCGCGGCCGACGCTGTGCCAGCAGCGGGGGCAGGGCATTTCGTACTTGTGGCGGAGTTTGGTTTTGCCGAGTTCGGCGCGGACGCGGTTGTGGACGTCGACGATGGACTTGGCGATGTCGAGGCCGGTCATGAGGGCGTGGTGGGCGGCTTGGCCGTTCTGGTCCCATCCGCCGCAGTCGTCGCAGAGTGATGCTGCTCGGCGTGCTGCGTCGAGGTCGGCGCTGGCTCGCAGTTTGTCGCGGGCGGTCTGCGCGGCTTGCACGGCGTTCTCGGCTGCCAGGACCGCGACGGTGTGGGTGTCGCAGCGTTTGGGCTTGGTCCAGAGCATGTGTTCTTGCGCTGGGGCGGCGACGAGTTCGTCGACGTTGGGTTCGACGATGGCGACCCAGGCGCGGATGCGTTGCATGGCGGCGGGCTGGACTGATGCTGTGGTGTTGTCGGCGATCGATCCGGCCTCGGCGTCGATGAACTCGCCGCGCCGGCGCGCCTTGGGCAGGTTGCGGAGCGCGTCGGGCTGGTCGGCCTCGATGGCTTCGGATACGACTGCGCTGGCTCGGTCGAGGACGTCGACGATGTCGACCATGAGTGCTTCTTTGGCGGTGGAGATGGGGATGGCTGGTGTGGAGCTGGTTCTGACGAACTCGGTTGTGCTGGTGCGGCGTTCTCCGAGGGCGGCTGAGAGCTGTTCGTAGTCGGCTGGGAGCTGGTGGCAGCAGCCGGCGATGTAGGTGTTGCAGGGTTCGCAGAGGGTGTCTTGTTCGCCGGTGATGACGCCGTGGCGGACGCCGTTGATGGTTTCGGCTGAGCGGCACCAGGGTCCGGCGATGCAGCGGAGAGTTGTGTCGGTCATGCGTCCTGTCCTTTGCTTGTTCCGTCTCGTCCTTTGCCGCCCCATACGCCGTATGCGATGCCGAGTTTCTCGGCGTAGTCGCCACATTCGGCGATCACCGGGCAGTGCCGGCAGAACTCGATGCGGAGGTCCAGCACGGCGCGGCGGTAGCGGCGCGATGAGGGTCCGGGGCTGAGGTTGGGGAAGAACTGGTCTGGGTTGTCGGTGCCGCGGCAGGCCGCTCGTGCTTGCCAGTCGCGATCTGCACCTCCGCGTCGGGTGAACCGGGCGTACGGAGCGGTCATGGTGCATGGCCGATGTATTCGAGCTGCACCTCGGGGATGCAGGGTTCGTTCATGGGGCCGCTGACGATGTGGCAGACCTCGGTGACGCGGAAGTAGTCCGGTGGGTCGATGCTGCTGTGTTGCCAGACGACGAGTTCGTCGACGCGGGGCAGGGCGTCGAGGTTGACGGTGAGCTTGCCGTCGGGCAGAACATCGTCGGAGCCGACGAGCCGGACGCGCATCAGCGGACGCTCCTCACGGTGACGAAGTGGACCCGGCCCCCTGGGGTCTTCATCGCTGTGGCGTGGGCGGTCTGCAGGAACCGGGGGTCGATCGCCGAAGCGGAGTCGGCGTCGATCAGCACGCGGTCGGCGCGCAGTCCTTCGAAGTCGAGTCCGTCTCTGGCGCCGAATACCCACGGGCGTTCGATACCGAGGATGTCCGCGATCTCTATGGCGCGGTCCTGCGTCTGGGCGATGACAGCGACCGCTCGGGGGCGCGCGGGGAATGTGGTCATGGCTGGTCCTCTCGGTAGTAGTCGAGTTCGGTGTGGGCTTCGGTGATGGCTGCGCAGCGGCGGCGGTAGGCCATGAGGGCGGCGCTGACTTCGGCCCACATGGCACGTAGGACTTGGGTGGCGATGTCGCCGGGCGGGTAGCCGAGCAGCAGGCTCATGACGTGGTCGATTGACTGGCCGGCGGCTTCGAGTTCGGTCGGCATGGGGATCTCGGGCTCGAGCTGGGTGATCTCCATTTCGGGCACTGCCCAGAGCGCGCCGGGGCCGGCGCCGAGCATTTCGGCCCAGTCGGTGGCGTCAGGGGCGTCGTTCTCGGGGCTCTGCGTGCCGCTGGCGGCTTGTCGCCCGGTGGTTGGCATCTCTGGATAGCCGAAGCGTCCTGCGGGCCACTGGGGCGGTTTCTGGTCATCCATGGGCGGTCTCCTGGCGGTGGTTGCAGCGGACGGCGGGTTCGATGGGTTCGCGGTCGGGGCCGAGGAGCCAGCCGCCGGGGTCGCAGTGGGGGCAGTTGTCGATGGCGGTGCGCTGGGCTCGGCGGGCGGCGAGGTCGTCGACTGCTTGTCGGTACACGGCTTGGGACTTGTCAGCGTCCCAGGCTTCAGCGAGGCGTCGGTGGTTGGCGCAGTCGCCGCAGCGTTGGGTGGTGCCGCCGGGGTGGTTTGGGCACCATTCGGGGGGCCTGTTGGTGTGTGTCGGGGCCGGGGTGCTTCCTACCGGACTACACACTCCAGAGTTACTACTAAGGGTCGGGTCTGGGTCGGGGCGCTGTGACTCACGGCGTGACACGTCTTTGCTGCTGAGCTCACCGGTGGCGTGGCTGTCACGGTGTGACATTTCGGGATTTTCGCTGGTATCGGTTGTGTCGGCGATGAATCCGCGTCCCTTTTTGTTGCGCCGATAGTCAGCTTGTCGGGCGGCATCGGCTTTGCGGCGTGCGTCGTTTTCTGCACGCGTTTTCTGCCATTTCTCCCAATTTCTGAACAAAATCTCGCGATTTTTGCGCCAGTTCTCGACTTGCTCGGCCTCCCAGAGGTCCGCATCGGACACCAATGCGCGCACCGTTCGGGCGGTTCCGCCGAGCTGCCGGACGACCGAGATCGGGACGTGGCCGTCGGTCTCTTCCTTGGCCGACCAGGCGCCGCAACGCACCCACAGGCCGACCGCCTCATTGCGCAACCGTTCATCGAGGCGCATGACTGGCTTGCTGTCTGCGAACGCATCATCGACGTAAAACCACGGCATCAGACGGCCTCCCAGAGTGTGCGCTGCACACCGTGCTCGGTGGTGTTTACCCTCGGCCGACCCGGCATGTTCCAGCCCGGTCTTGCGGATCGCTCCGCGATGGCGCGCCAGCCTGCTGCGCGCAGCGACGCGCCGGACTCGCTGGCGAGGGTGTAGGTGATCAGTCGGCGGTAGCCGAGTGCCTTGGCTGCGCGCCAGGCGGCGCCGTACAGCATCGAGTTCGCGTTTGGTGTTCCGTCGGTGCAACTCCGGTTGACCTCGAGAGTGGTGCCGTCGTCGTACATGCGGGCGACGGGGCGGCCGACCATGATGACGCCGGCGATGCTGTCGCCATCGGCAACGGCGATCGAGTACTTGTGGCCACGGGGCGGCGGGTGGTGGCGGTGATGCCGGGCGACGAATGCGCAGGCCTCACCGAATCCGATCGGGCACAACTCAAGCGCCATCTGGTACCTCGTCTTGCTCCAGGGGTGTGTTGCGGAGGTAGTCGACGAGCGCAGCGTCAGCCACTTGGACGACGCCGCGCATCATGGCGACGGTCTCGCGCGCGGAGGCGAACCGGCCGAGCCGAAGTTCCTTGTCGAGGATGTCCAGACCGCGCGCGAGTTCCGCGGTGGACTGCAGCGCCAGGCGCCGATTCTCACGGGCGCTCATGCCCGGCTCCTCACTTTCGGTGCCGCGAGGTCGAGGTCGCGGATCTTCTCGGATGCGAGGGCGACGATGTCGTCGATCGCGTCGAGCTTGTCTTTGCGCGGTTTGGATCGGAGGTCGAGGTATTGGCGGCAGCGACCGACGTAGAGTCCGTTGCGGTTTGGGGTGGCAGTGAACTCGCAGTCGCCCAGTGGAGTTATCGCACCGGCCATCACGCACGCTCCGGAACGAAGATCAGACGGGCAGGCAGGATGTCCGGCGCGTCATGGTCGTATCGGCCACCTGTGACCTCCTGCCACCAGCGGCAGAAGTCGCGGTTTCGGAAGACCTTGCCTCCGTGCTCAACTAGGGCGTTGACCGGCAGCGCATCGAGTTGCTCGACGGTCTCGATGACCGGATGCAGCGCGGCGATGGCGGCTCGGGCCATGCGGCGCCACGGCTCGCGGTTCTCCTCGGAGGATTCGGCCCAGGGGAACAGTTTTCCGGCTGATGTCTCGCCGCAGATGGCTTCGGCAACGCGGTCAATATCGGTCATCGGGCACCGTCCTTCAGCCACTGCTCGGTTCTGGTACCGACGCGGCGGCACCGGTATTCGTCGATTAGCCGGTTCCAGGCGCGGCGCCGGACCACGCTGAGGTCGTCAATCCGCATGAGCACCCAGCCGCTGCCGTAGATGGCACCGTTGATGGCGCCGAAGATGACACAGCCAGCCGCCTTGGCAACGGGTTTGCGGAGCTGACACGTCATACGAATGCCTCCACTCGGGCCACGATGTCGGCGGGCGGGGTCCAGAGGCCGAGCGCGCCGCGGCACCGGGGCTGTTTGTGGATCGGGATCGGGCGGGGGTTGGCCAGCACCAGATGCGAGATGGGGTGAGGTGCCCGTTCGCCAGGTTCGACGTAGGCGATCCCAGGCTCACCCCATGGGGCGCAGCAGGCGCAAGCTCTGTGCACATCGATTAGGTCGACCACGCCGAGGATGACGCCGTAGTCGAATATCCGTGGTGCGGTGACCCATTCGGGTGCGCGGCGCGGCAAGCGGGCCAGCGCGTACTGGTCGGGCTGTAGACCGGCGTGGATGGCGACCGGACCGCGGTACTTGCCCGCGATGTTTCGGGTCCGGTTCTCGATGTTCTTGCCCTGGTTGATGATCTGCCACGCCCACGGCTGCCGAACAGTGATAGCTCTCATCGTGCTGCTGCCCTTCTGGCTCGGTTTCTGGCGTTGACGCGGTTTCGGTTGCGGCGGTGCCACTCCCGTTTCCGGGTGGCGGTCGGGTCGTCGGAGACGCCGACGGCTGCCCAGTGGAGTTCCATGCCGATGCTGATTCGGGCGTTGCGCTGCTCGTTGGGCCGGTGCAGGCCGCATCCGCAGTCTGGGGCGCATTTGCGTCTCATCGGGGTAGTCCTTGTGCTCGTCGTTCGAGGTGGTCTTCGTGGCAGCCGTAACACCGGGGCATTCCTGCGGCTGGTTTCCCGCCGCAGTCGACGCACCGGCGCGGGTTGGCGCGGTAGCGGGCCTTCTGCTCAGGCGTGCTGGGCTGCGCCATGGGTCACCTTGTCGGGGTATTCATCCCAGGTACGGCCGTCCAGCACACGGCCCGCCTGCTTCTTGCCGACGCGCTTCACCGTCGTGCCGAATCTGGGACCGCTCATGCTTTCGGCCATGTCGCGCAACGCCATGTGTCCCGACCCGTCGAGGAACACGAAGCGGTCGCGGTCGGTCGAGTAGCCACGGACACCCCGCTGGTTTGGCCGGTACTCCCCCCACTGCTTGAACAGGAACGGCACGCCGGCCGCCGTGCACTGGTCCCTCAGCGACCGCGCCCAGTCGGGATGCATCGGCCGGGCACCGGGCCCGCTCTCGCCGCCGACGATCACCCAATCGAGGAATGTGCAACCTTGCTGGCACTGCTCCACGCCGTGGTCTTGGCAGACGGGCTCGCCACCGTCGTATTCCGGTGGGTCCGGCAGCGAATAGATGCCAGCACCGACCATGTTGCCGCCTTGGCCGATCAGGTCGATCGGCCCGAGAAGTGGTTCGGCGCTGATGAATCGGACCGCGGCCGGGGCGTCAAGCAGCGCGGGGATACGGATGTCGGCCCACTGCTGGCTTTCGGTCGAGACGCCGAGCCACACGTTCGGCAGCGGCCAGGGGCCGCGGCGGAAGATCCGGTCGTCCAACCGATTTGGCTTCTGCGTAAGGGCGAACCACTCCCCGTACTCACACACGCGCGTGAGGAATGCGTTGTTGTTGAGCAGCGACCGCATCCGGGCGTGGCGCTTCGTTAGTACTTGGAACGTATGTTGCGGCGCCAGCGCCATGACGGCCCATACCTTGGCGATGTACTCGTCGGGCACGTCATCGTGGAACAAGTCGGACATGCTGTTCACGAAGATGCGCCGAGGCCGGGTCCATCGGAGCGGCTGGTCGAGCTTGTCGGGGCGGAGCTGCACGTCGAACCCGTGCTCGAAGTAGTGGCCAGGTGTGCCGCGCCAGCGTTCGGCGAATGTCTTGGCGTAGCAGTGATCACAGCCCGGCGATACCTCGGTGCAGCCGGTGACGGGATTCCATGTGGAGTCGCACCATTCGATGCTGGTGTTGTCGCTCATCAGATGCCTGCCATGAGTTCGTCGTAGTGGAAGCGGCGGCCGAGGGCGCGCTTGATGGTGGTTGTGGTGGTGTCGTCGAGTTGGAGGCAGCGTCCGTTGTAGATGCGGGCGTATTCGGGGACCTGGATCTCGTTGCGGATGAATCGCATGCCGGTGTTGGTGATTCGCCATTGGCCGGCGTGGGGGTTGCCGTCGTCGCGGCCTTCGTCGGCTTCCTCGATGAGTCCCCACCAGCGGAGGCGGGCGAATTCGCCGCCCAGTTCGGAGAGTCCTGGGGTGGATGGGGCGTGTCCCCACTCGCCGCGGTGGGCGCGGTAGAAGGTGATGAGTCCTCGGGCCATGGAGGCGTTGAGCTTGCGGCGGTAGACCTTGGCGAATTGGGTGCAGCACGGGCAGGTTTCGCCGTCGTCGATACGGTCTCGGAGCCACGCCTGGGCCTCTTCGAGGGTCATGGGTTGGGTCATCGGCGGAACCGGCCGTTACGTACGGCGTCGAGCACCTTGGCGCACTCGCCGCAGATCTTGTCCTTCTTCGGCTGGTCCAACGGTGTTGCGAAGTACTTCTGCGAAGTGACGGTGCGGGCGAACTGCGGTGTGCCGTCGGGGGCTTTCGGCACGATCTCTTTGCACCAGTCGCATCCGTAGACGATGGTTTGTGCCATCCGCGTGTCCTTTGGTGGTGGTTGGTGCTGTGGGGCAGACGCTGGGCCTGCCCCACAGCGAGGGGTCAGGGGCGGGCGTAGACGGGCTTGTCGATGGCGGCCGTGACTCCGCCGGTGATGTCGGACCAGGCTTCGCGGATGATCTGGCGGGTGGGCTTGAGCTTCACCGCGAGCATCAGTCGGCCGTGGTCGACGCGGAGCCGGAAGTAGGCCTCGATGTTGTAGCTGGTGGCGTGGCCATCCCATGGGCGGAGGTGCAGCTTGATGATCTGCGGCACCGCGATCTCACGAGTGCGGCCGGCTTGCGCCTCGACCTCGGTGTTGTAGGTGACCTTCTGGCCGCCGTTGGACCGTGTGATCTCCGACTGGAACGCACCCTTGGTGGATGCGCGGACGCTGTCGATGATCTCCAGCAGGTCGACCTGGTCCGGCTCGACGACGGTGTGAATCAGTTCCTCGATGAGGTCGCCGAAGTCGGCCTGGGTGAACCACTGGCCGGACAGCTCGTGCCATGCGGCCCAGTCGGCGTCGGCCTGGAGCTTGAGCACGAGCTGGTCGTCCCGCCAGCCAGCGATTTCGTCGTTGTGGTCGTTGTAGACCGCAACGAGTTCACCGCGGGTTGCGTTGCCCCACAGGGTGCCTGGGCTGGCGAGTGGCCTGCGGGTCAGTTCGGCGAGGAACGAATCGAGTTCGGTGACGGTGCGGGTGCCCGCGACTCGGCGCGGATTGGCCTGCAGCGACTCCTCATCGATCGTGTGCACCTTGAGGCCGTGCTGTTCGTCGATACCGGCGACGTACTTAACGTGCGGGGTGCCGGATTCGATCTCTTCGAGGATGACGCGGTCAGCGAGCAGGGTTCCCGGCGGGAAGTCGGGTTCCATGATGATCTTGGCCTCGGCGTTCGGGGTGCGTGGCATGTGCTGGTTGTCCTTTCGATGCGTGGTGGTTGTCAGTCGCGCCCAGCGGCGGCGGATTTGCCGTCTTGGGCGGGCAGGGTGTCGGCGGAGACGTTGCCGAAGAGGCCGGGCTGGTTCTTGTGCAGGCCACCGTTTTCGTCGGTGAAGAACAGCTTGGCGGCAGGTTCTTCCTGCGGGATCTTCGCTGCGACAGAGGTTTGCAGGTAGACCATCGTGTTGTCCTTCTTGACGGGCAGCACCGTCACACTGATGGAAATGGTGCCCTTCTTGCCCTCCTTCTTGACGGCCTGGACCAGCTCGGAGAGCTTCTTGGTGGCCTGGTCGTGGGTGATGCCGTTGTTGTGCTGGAGCAGCACGGTGGCGAACTCCGGAACTTCAGATGGCTTGTCGGACATTGGTTTCCCTTTCTTGTTTCGCGTCTGGTTGACGCTGAATCTGTGGGTGGATGGCTTTGGCCCAGGCGGATCCGCGGATGCGGCGGCGGGTGCGGAACCAGTCCATGGCTTCAGCGGTCAGCACCGGACAAGACCCTGGTCACGTGGCGGGCCCAGTCCTCGTCGTCGGCGACGACGAGTTGGCATTTGCAGCGCATGTCGACCCCGGTGAAGTACGGGCCCTGGTGCGCGAGGAGTGCCGATCGCGCGTTGTCGAACTGCTCTACTACCAGCGCGAGATCCTTGACGATCTCGGCCAATGCGAGGCCTGATGCCGCACCCAGGCTCGGCTTCAGCGGGGTGTATGCGAGGTAGTCGCCCATGGCGGACTTCAGGTCTGCCGCGAGCTTGCCGGCGCGCTCGGAGATCGTTGGTTCAGCCACGACACTCAAGCCTCAATTCCAGCCTTGCGTGTATATACACCGACGCTGTATCGTGTATATACACAGGAACGATCCTCGGAGAACAGGAACCTCTTATGCCCGACATCAAAGATGCGACCGGAGCCGACACGATCACTGCCAATATGGGCGGGCTGATGATCGACGACCCCGAAGAGGGGCACGCGTTCCTGAGCCTGTCCGGTCTCGGCGGATGGATCGACAGGCTCGGCGGTGACCCGTCGCGACTGGAGGACGTTGCCGACGCTGTGCTGCGGGAGAACGGTCTGACTCGAATCAGCGATTGGGTTCGCGCCGACAACGGCGGCGAATTCGACCCGACCATCACCGCGTTCGGTCGGTGAGATGACAAAAACACCGCTGCGCGCCATACGCATCGACACAGCCCTCTGGGAAGCCGCACAGCGGAAGGCAAAGGCCGAGGGTCGCGACGTGTCCGCTGTGATCCGCGAGTACCTGAGCAGTTGGGTCACGCGACCACCGCGGAGATCGAAATAGGTACTCATGGCAGCCCCAGTTCCACTGTCGTGACGGGCTCGCCGCTGCGGCAGCCGTATGGGCTGCATCCGTCTTCGTCGCCGTGTTCCATGGCGTCGAGGTCGGCGATGGCGTCGAAGATGTCGGTTTGACGGTCGGCCCACTCCCTCGCCGTCACACGGTCGATCGGCGCCTGGTCCAACGGCACGCGCGAGCGGTGAAGGAACGCTTCACCATTCAGTGGCAGGCCGCGCGCACCGCCCTTGCGTATTGCGCGGTCGAACTCGACAGCGTCGGCCCACTGCGACGAATGGAATTGGGGGCATTCGCAGCGGTGTTCGTCTGTGTATTCGGCATCCGGTGGCAGTCGATACTCGCACCAGCCGTCCACGTTGTGGGCGTCGCGATGATGCCCGCAGTCGCAGGTATCCCGCATGTTGCGCCACTGGGCATTCCCGTGAAATGGGCAGCCGATGCACGCACTCTTCGCGGTGTGTCCCCACCCGACGCGCTTCAGATACCGCTCGCAGTCCTTGCGGGACATGTCCAGCTCCAGCAGCGGATACCGCTTCTCGCTGTACTGATTCTCACGACGGTCATTCACCCGGTGGATTTCGTCGGTCGAGAACCCAATCCACTGAATGACTCTGTTGCCCTTGGGCACTCTCCGGAAGTCGGGGGCTTCAGCGCCGAGTAGCTCCCGGCACTTCCGCATGATCGGGCCGAGTTTGTATTCCGAGGTGCACTGCCGCCGCCCCTGCCCTTCACGGCACCGCTGGCAGGCCTGACCGTTCACGACGCCCGTTCCGTCGCACCGCGTGCAGTGTTCCTTCGCCGTCCCCGGTGCGTTGAGAACGAAGTACGGCACGGATGCGAACCTGTGGCTGGGGTTGATGCTGTCGTGCCGGAGGTTTCCCCGGCTGACGCGGTAGAGCGGAACCCCCACCTTGTTGAATTCGGCTTCGAGCAGGTCGACCTGGCGGTAAACCGTGGGCGGTTCCCAGCCTGTGTCCGCGAAGATCGCGGCGTCCAGGCCGGGCAGTTCTCCGCTGCAGGCCATGAGCGCGAGCACCGTGGACTGGACACCCGCGCCGAGCGACAACACGTTCAGGGCGATGCGCCCGCTTGGCGCATGCGATTCTACTGCTTGGCACTTGTCATCGAGGTCTGAAGACGAAGAGGTCATCGGAGGCCGTGCCTTTCGAGGATGTCGAGGATGTCGTTTGCCGCGATGTGCTGGGCGTGCGCGTATTGGGTGGCTTTGACGTGCTCGCAGCGTTGGCGGATCTCGTCGAGTGCTGCAGCCTGGGCTGCGATCTTGTCGGCCGCGCCGAGGACCTTGTCGACGGCCCCCCCTTCTGCTGCCATGACGTCGACGTCGCCGAATCCGCCGCCCCTCATATCCTGACTCGTTTCAGGTAGTCGTCGTCGTAGCCGAAGTCCTCGTCGGTCTGCTGGTTCTCGTGGCCGTTCGGGCAGACACCCGCGGTGTCGGGGTCGTCGCGGAATCTGGTTCCGCACGTGGCGCATTCAGTGATTCGCATTGGGCCGGGCCTCCAAGATCTTGTTGACGAGTTCTCGGATGTGCGCGGCCGGTTGGACGATGACCCATGTGGATTGGTCGGTGACGTAGTCCTCGTACGTGACCTCTTGGCCGGCGAGTGCGCGGCGCAGGGTGCGCGCCGGGCCGAACACTGGGGCCTCGCCGTGGATTTGGAACAGCGCGAACCATTGCTCGCAGATGTCGCAGAGATAGTTCTCGGGGAAGCGTGGGACGATGGCGGGCCACCAGCGGGTGTCGCAGCAGGTGCAGACGACAGAGTCGATGTTGATGGCCTCGTCGTCGTCGAGGTCTTCGCCGTGTGGGGCTGTGGATGCTGTCATCGGGCTGCTGCCTTGGGTCGGTGGGGGTGGGTTTCGAGGTAGTGCTCGGCTTCGCATCGGCAGACGTGGCCGTGTGCGTCGTCGCGGTCGTGCTGGACGGCCCTGGCGCACGGGTGGCCCGACTGGCTGAGTGAGCCGTAGACGTCGCCGCATGTGGGCGCCAGCGGCGTCATGCTGCGCCTGCCAGGGCCTTGATCCGGTCGGGCCGGAAGCCGCCCCACGGCGGCACCTCGACACCGTCCACCGATGCGCAGACGATTGGCACGCTGGTGATGTCGAGTTCGATCGCAGCCTCACGAATCTGGTCGTCGATCGGTTCCTCGGTGTACGGCAGGCCGAGCTTGGCCAGTTGCGACTTCGTCGCCGTGCACTGCGGACACGCCGGCTTCGTGTACACCGTCACAATGACGGCTGACGCCGTCACGCCTGGTCCTGGGGGATGTAGTTGGTGCCCTTCCAGTTGATGACGGATCCGTCTGCGGCGGCGAAGCACTGGGGGCCGAGGACGATGTGTTCGCCGCTGGTGCTCATGTGCGGGTAGACGTCCTTGGGTGCGCGGATGATGACGTCGTCCTTGCCGGGCACGCGGAGCGCGACCACGGCGTCGGGGCCGTGGACCTGGTCGATGGCGTGCAGTGCGCCGCGTGCCTCGCTGTACCGCTCGGTGGGCCGTTCGAAGGCCTCGTGGTTGCCGGCGTCGCGGACCATGTAGCGGTACGGCTGTTCGGGCTTGCGGCCGGGGAACTTTCGGATCCCGACGAGCTTGATCAGCTCAATGACGATGGTCGGCTGAATCACGATTCGGCTCCTACGTACTCGGGGTGCTGGTTGGTCATGTGCCGCTCGACGTTGACGAAGTGCCGGTTGCAGCACGGGCAGACGCCGTTGGCGACGCGCTTCTTCGTCTTGGTGAGCTGGCCCTTGGTGGCGGCGTGCGCTCGGCGTTCGTTGGCCAGTCGGCGCTGCTCGAACCGGATGTCGGCCTCGCGGGCCTCGACCTGACGCTGCAGCCGCTCGGCGCGCTCCTGCGCCTTCTGCAGTTCGGTCTTGCCCTTATAGCTCAGCGAGTGACCGTTGGGGCAGTAGAAATTTCGGTGGTCCGCGCGGCGTCGGTCATCGAATCCGTCCTCGACCGCGAAGGCCACCCCGCACCCTTCCGTGGCGCACGTGTGCGTGGCGAACGCGGTCATTACCTGAATGGTCTGCATCACTGGTTTCCCTTCTCGGTTTCGGCCTGGGCGATGGCGATGGCGTTGCGGATCTCGTTGATCTCGTCGGCGAGCTTCCCGTCCTGGCCCCACTGGTAGATCTGGTCGCCGACCTTGGCTACCTCGACGACATCGAGGTCATCGGTGGACGTGATGTCTTCGCGGCCGAGCGCAGACCGGTAGATGGCGATTCGTTCGTCGCGGGTGATCTGCCCGCCTCCACCGATCTGGGCTGGGATGCCGTGGAACAGGCTGAAGAGACGGTTCTCGGCTGCCTTCCGCCGAGCGGTCTTCGCGGACTGCTGCTTCTCTTGAGCGGTCGGTTCCTGGTCTCCAGAGTCAGCCGAATCCGTGACGCCCGACGATGGCTCAGCGTCCTGACTCTGGTCGTTACCGCCATCCTGACCAGGCTGCTCGACCTCTCCTTCGATCACTTCCGGCTCGGCCGGCGGCGCCGGGTCGGCGTCCTTGGTGGCCTTGGCTGCCTGGTCGCGCAGCGACCCGACACCTCGACCACCGCGGCGCTTCTTAGGCTCCTGCGCCGGCGCGGCGTTGCCGTCCTCGTCGATCACCACGGTGTCGGCGTCTTCGTTCTGCACTGCGTCGTCCAGCAGCAGCCCGCCGAGTTCGTCGGGGAAAGCCGCCTGCAGCGCGCCGGCCTCAGCGCACTTGCGAGTCTGGTTGCAGGGCATCTTGTTCCACATGTGGTTGGGCTTGCCGTCGTTCTTCGTCTGCACGTACTCGGCGTAGTGCGCGATGAAGGAGTAGCGGTGCCCGTCGCGGTAGGCCACGAACTTCGCGGCCACTGGCGGCTTGCTGTCGGGCCACACCTCCTTCCAGATGCCGTCCTCGCCGCACCAGAGCGGGTCGTCCTGGCTGAACTCGATGCCCTTGGATTCGGCGATCTCACGGGCGCGTTTGCGGAAGCCGTTGATGCCGGTCTGGATGGTGTACTTCGTGACCCAGCGCTTGACCTTGCGCTTCTGCCCGTCCGGCTCGGCGGGGTTCACCGGTTCCCACCGGTCAACCTCGGTGTTGCGTCCGATCATGTAGACCTCCTTGTTGAAGGGGTCCAGGCCGGACTTCTGGCAGACGTGGAAGAACAGTTCGATCTCGCCGTCGGAGGCGTCCTCGAGGCCGAGCATGCGGCGCACCGCGAGGTTGAATTCGCTGAACTGCTGAGGGATGCCGGCGACGACGGGCAGGTTCTGCGGCGGCTGCGGGTTCAGGTCCGGCCCGGTGATCGTCTCGGTGCGTTCGGCGGTGGTGGTAGTCATGCTGCGCCTTTCTTGTGGGCTTGGACGGCGGGATGGGTACGGGCGAGGTTGAGCGCGACGCCGCCGCGGGCGTGTGGGCTGCGGGTGGCGACTTTGAGGGCGTCCTTGCCGTCGCCGATGTTGGCGGTCTGCGCGTTGCCCATGGCGTCGAGCAACTGGGTCTTCAGGCCGCGCAGGCGCTTCTCGGCCTCCTTCAGTTCGTCGTTGGCGTCGTGCAGGGCCATGCCGAGGGACGCGCTGACTTCGACTGTGGAGCCGTCGATGTCGGGGTGCAGCTCGCGGACACACTCGTAGGTGGCGATGTGGTCGTCCAGGGGCGGAGCCGTCGTCTTGCGGAGTGCCCTGTAGAAGTCGTTGCAGGCCTTGCGGATCCAGTCGGCCACTTCCTGGTCGAACGGGATCTCGTAGACGTGATCATTGAAGTAGGGCCCGATCACCAGTAGGTGCGCGTCGTACTGCGTCCAGCCGGTGAACAGCATCTGCGCGATGCACTGGGCGACGTAGTCCTCGGGCGCCTGGTCGGTGAATTCGTCGCCCCAGTCCTCCATGCGGCGGGCTGTCTTGAACTCGACGATCCGGCGGGCGCGTCCCTTGGTGGCGCGGCGATCGAGCGTGACGATCACCGGGAACTCGAACCCGTCCTCGGGTCGCGGCGGCAGGATGATCTGGACCTCGCCGGGCGAGACGCGCCATCCTTCGTTCTTGCGCTTCCACCGGTTCGCGCCGGCCGGTTCCCAGTCGTGGCCGATGTCGAAGATGTCCTTCGGCTCATCCGGCGCGGTGATGCCCTTCATGCGATGCCACAGCCGGTATGCGGATTCCCAGCGGGAGACGCCGAGGATCGCGGCGACCTTCGACGGAGTGATGAACGAAAGCCATTCGGGCGTGCCGGGTTCGATGAAGCCGCGCTGGCCGGGCCGGTAGGTGCCGGGCACCACGACCAGTTCACTCCCCCGGCAGTGAGCGCACAGCCACTCGCGCCGCGCCGGGACCAGGATGGCCATCTCGCCGGCCTGCTGGTGCCCGTCGGCGCCGAGCGGGGTGCAGCGGTCACACTGCGGCAGCCCGCTCACAGGATCTTCCCCTGCCACACGTGCCAGACGAGACCGCCGGGGCACACCGCGGTGCCGAGGAAGTTGCCCGCCAGGATGGACTCCTCGTATGGGCCGGGGACCGGGTTGCCGGTGCCGACGACGAGCACCTCGACTCGCATCGGGAGGCCGAGCTGGTAGTCGACCGACCACACATCCAACGCCGAATCGGGCGTCACACGCGAGGGCGCCACCGAGAGCAGTTCGCCGGACGCGGGCAACTCGATGACCTGGTAGTCGGTGATGGCGATCTCGTGGCGCAGGATCCTCATGCCGGCACCGCTGTCAGTACGAGGATCGCGGTGGCGGGCAGCAGCGTTGTCAGCAGGAATGCCCAGGCGACGTAGATGGGCTGTGGCCAGGCCGTCTGGGCTGACTTGCCCCGCGACATCGCATGCACGACTGAGGCGATGATGATCAGCAGGCCGAGGTCGAACCAGAACTCGAGGTTCATGCGCTGGCCCTGCCCATCATCTTGTCCCACTGGTCAGCGATCCACTCGACATCGCCCATCGCGGTGTGGCGCATGTAGTCGTCGGAGTCGATGCCGATCGCGGCCGAGAGCAGATCGGACTTCCAGAGGTGCGGAGGTTGCGGAAAGCCGAGCCCTGCGAGGTATCCGATGACGAGGCTGGAGGTGTCGAGCGGGTGGTAGTGCCATCCCGGTTCGAGCTTGTTTCGACGCAGCAGCGCGGCCAGGCGCGGCTCATCGAAGACCGGGTTGCAGCAGACCATCGTCGCGCCGCGCGTGATGATCTCGATCATCGTGGCGGCCGAGTCCTCTGGCACCGCATCGGCGAAGTCAAACCGGTTCCGGTAATCGATCTGGAGCTTGTCCGGCAAATCGGGGAGCAGCTTGGCCGCTACCGCGGGGTCGTGCTGGATCGTGAACGCGATGGTCTCGCGCAGACCATCGGCGCCGACGTGCAGGGCGGCGAACTCCCAGATCGGTGCGTCCGGGTCGAGACCCAGGGTCTCGGTGTCAACGAAGGCGATGGCGGTCATGCGGCAGTTCCTTTGTGGTTGATGGGAATTCCGTTCCGGTACAGGCGGCGTTCGAAGGTTTGGAGTCCCATACCGAGAGATTCAGCGATCTGCGCATTGGTGCGGTCGAGGTCCCGGTGGTCGGCGACGACGTCCGCGAAGTCGGGAATGACGATCTGGTTGTTCCTGCGCACGATCTCGCCATCCGAGGTGCAGTCGATCGGCTCGGCGTCGGGGTCGTCGATGGTGTCCTCGTCCCAGGCCAGTGGCTGGTGCCAGCCCTGCTTGGCTGCGTAGTTGCGGGCACGCTGGGATGGGCCAGGTACGAGCTGCAACTCATCGAAGACCTCGACGACGCGGGCGGCGATGTACGCGTAGGTGCGTTGTGGCCTATCGGTCCACAGGATGCGGTTGCCCAGCTTGCTGTCGCTGATCAGGTCGCACAGCTCGTACTGCTTGTATCCGATGGCCATGAGTGCGCGCAGCCGGCGTCGGGTGCCGGTGATGTCCACCTTGGCGGCTGGTGCCATCAGCTTGTAGGCCTCGCGCATCGGCGGCAGCGGCACAGACAGAATGCGTTGCTCATTCCTGCGATGGACCCTGCGGTTCGGCGGGTATCCGCCGCGACCGACGGCGATGCCGCGCAAGATCTCGTGGCTGACCCCGGAGAGATCGCTGATGCGCCGGAAACCGAACCCGAAGTCTCGAAGGGTCTGGATGTGCTCTCGGGTCGGGGTGGCGTCGACGTACACCACTTCCCAACGGCCATAGGCGACCTGGCGGTCTCGATAGGTCACGTAGCAGGAGTCGCAGAGTCCTCTTCCGGCGTGCGGGCGCTCGCGCCGGCAGCGGGAGCATGTAATCAGGGCTGGCATGGTGTGGTGCTCATTTCTTGTTCTGGCGACGTGACTTTCGGGCTTCACGGTTGCGTCGTCGCTCGGCCTGCTTGGCGGCGTAGATCTGGTCGCGGCGGCGCTTCAGGGCGGCATCGATGCGCTGTTCGCCTTCGTCGCAGTCGTAGACGCCGGGGATCCTCAGTTCAGGGATGCGGCGCAGGTCCGGGTCGATGCTCATGGGATGCTCACGGCTGGACCGCTTCGACGGTGATCGGGGCCGGCGCGGCGGGTTCGGAGCTGTACAGGCCGAGGACGGCATGGAAGAGGATGAGCCAGAACGCGACCAGCCAGGCCGGGCCATCGGTGAAGAATCGGCGGATCATGCTCGGGCCACCGGTCGGCCGCTGGCTGCGGCGGCGAGCGCGAAGTTGTACGCGGTGATCAGGCTGGTGGTCGTGGTGTGGTCCGACTCGACGACGGCCACGAGCACGTCACCGGCGAGGGATTCGCGCAGTTCGGCGACGGTGTAGGTGGATCGAGTTGGGCGGTGTCGACCGCGGGTCCGGCGCATCAGATTGCACCGCCGCATCCGCCGGGCCCGGCGAGCGGCTGCATCAGCTCACCGGTGTTGACGACGCAATCCATCTTGGTTGTCCAGCCCTTGAACGGGATGAATGCGCGCCAGAAGTGCCACTTGGTGTTGTCGGCGTACGGTTTCCCGTCGCAGAAGCCGGCGCCACCCCCGCCGTCACCGCCACCTGGGCACCAGCCCACGGCGGGGTTCGGGACGCGCGAGTCGACGTTGAACGTCGGGTCAGCGAGCGCGGTGGGGTGCGTGACGGTGGCGGCGGCGAGCGCACCGACGGTCACACAGATCGCGATGGTTCTGGTCCGTAAGGTGGGTAACGGCATCGGAATTCCTTTCGACGGTTGTTTCCGGTGTTTTCGGCGGGTCGCCTGGCAGGGCGGCCCGCCGACCTACTTCTGGGGTGGTCCGGCGGACGACGCGGGGGTGGGTCCGTCCGCCGGACCGGTAGCCCGCCGCGGGGAAGCGGCGGCGGGTGCCTGGTGGGCTGCGACGACGAACTGAGCGCGGTCGGCGTTGGCAGCGGGTACTGCTCGGGATACAGCGGCGCCGATGGCGGCGAAGAGGAGTCGGATCATGCGCCTGCCCGCCGCCGCGAGGTGGGGGTCAGGCTGAGCACGCGCGGCACGGGCGCGGTGGGGTCGAACTTGGGCGCCGGTTCGGGGCGCGAGTCGCCGGGTCGTGGCGCCTTGTTCCGCAGGTTTTCGAGGGCCGCATCGATGTCGTCAGGAGTCATGCGCCAAGAGCGGCCGATCTTGCGTGCGGGCACGCGATTGGCGCGGATCATCTTGGCCAGCCACTCGGCTGAGGGCGCGCCGATCTCGGCGGCAACTTCTTCTAACGACTGCGTGCGGGCCATCAGGCTGCGGGGACCTTTCGAGGCGCGTCGCACTTGGCGGTTGACGGCTTAGTGCTTGTCAGCACCTCGTCAAAAAGGACGCCCGTCGGGACGCGGAGCGCCTCGGCGATGCGGTCGGCCACTTGCGGAGTGCAGCTCGAGCGGCGACCCGACAGCAGATGGTCGATGAAGCTGGGGTGCACGCCGGAGTACCGAGCAACCTGGCGACCGGACGTGGTGCTGTCCTCGCCTTGGATCATCGCGCGGAGCACGTCCCGTTTGACCTTCATCCACGTCCCCTTGGGCCGGCGTTTGTATCTAGTCGCCATGGCAACTTCCTCCAGTCTGAGTAGTAGGCACCTATCTGTCAAGCACCACTTGTCAAGATCATGATCAGTGGTAGGCGGCTTGTCAAGAAAGAACATCGATGTAGTTCCGCAGGCAGGGCATTTGTGGGTTAATAGGCGGTGCCAAGTGGTAGGCAGGCACTCGGCTCACCGAGCCACATTGGCGGTAGGCGGGTAAGGGAGGCTACTGATTGCGTGTCGTAGACAGCGGTAATGACAATTCGGGGGTGCCTACACTCGCCGAATTGATCACCGAGCAGAAGGAGTTCCACGGGTACTCCTATGCCACGCTGGAGGCCCGCGCCGACCACGTGATCTCCCGCCAGCGGTGGCAGCAGCTCGGCTCCAACGTCCGCATCACCGAGTTCCCGGAGCCGGCCACGATCATCGCGATCGCCGCCGCGCTGAACATCAACGTCTCCGAGGTCGTCCTGGCCACGGCCCGATCGATCGGCATACCGGTCGAAGCCGACGGCAGCTCCGACCTGGCCCGGATGCTCCCCTACTCCGCACGCGACCTGACCTCAGACCAGCGCAACGCGATCTTGGCCCTCGTCCGGTCCATCGTGACGCCGGACCGCGGTGATCGACTAGCCGCAGCGCGCGCGGTCGCCCGTGGCGAGCAGCCGATCATGCCGCCAGGGCACGGATCAACCCCCGAGAACCCGAAGCGTCGGACGCGGAGGAACAGGGTCTGATGCAAGCTTCCGACTCACCGCGCCGGCGTACAGCACGGTGGCCGCGATGAGTTCGGCCGGAGTGAACTCCTGCGGGTCAACCTCCTGCATCATTTCCCAGAGTTGCCATCGCAGATATGGGGTCATGAACTCGCGGGCGTTGTCCGTGGTGCAGCACAGCACCGCCCCATTTAGCCGTTGTAGGAACTCATCGTCTGATTCTGCGCGCACTCCGAAAGCTCCCTCTCCCCAACTAGTTTCGCGATCTTGTCTGACAACCCCGACGGATGTCCGATCATCGTGCACGGAACTGACAGCAACCACGCAGGGTTTGCCAGAAATCGTAACTGGCGACAAAATCGGGGAAAGTTTGCCAGATCAGCGACCTGGCGTTCGGGAGCAACTACGCAGGTGGGGCCAGCCGATACCGTTCGTTCGAATGAAATTTGCGGAAAGTCCCCTGGTAGCAACGCAAGTCAGGTCGGGCCCAGGTTTCCGGAGCGGTCCAGAAGCCACTCTAAGAATATTCTTCAGAGGTTCACCGCCATGTCACTGAGATGGTTCCTGGCGCTAACCGCCATCGTCGCGGCCTTCGCCGCACTCATCGCACTCTCGCTACCGATCAGCCTCGACGCGATGCACCAAGGCGCTCAAATCCGGTGTGGCAGTGCACTGTCGCCGGACCTGACGGCCGCAGCGCAGGCCGACCTGGTCTCGGCGTACACCACCGGTGACACCGCCGGCACGGACTACCGCGGTGAATGCAACGACAAGGCCGGCTTCCGGAAGCTGGTGGCGTACCCGACGATGGTCCTTGCCGGCGTCGTGCTGCTGGGCGTGCTCGTGGTGCGTCGCCCAGTCAACGCGGCCGGCTAGTACTCGTCGCCGTCTTCGACGGCGTCGTCGTCCTCATCGAGGTCGTCCTCGAACTCATCGTCGACGTCATCGCCCGTGTCGTCGGCGTCGCGGAACATGTCGGCGAACACCGCCGCCGCGGCCTGGCCGCTCTCATCACTGATGTGCCCGTAGACATCGACGGTCACCTTGATGCTCTCGTGACCCAGGCGCCGTGACACCGTGCTGATCGGCACGCCACGGTTGAGCAGCCAGGACGCGCCGGTGTGGCGTAGGTCGTGCGGCGTCGGGATCGGGTCGAGCTCGGTCCGCGCCACCGCCTTGTCCCACACGCGCCGCTTGAACCCGGCGTAGCGGATCGGCCCGCCGGTCCGGTTCACGAACAGCCACTCATTGCTGTAGTCGAGCCGGTCGAGGAGATCCTTGTCGATGTCGATGTCGCGCTTGGATCGCTTCGTCTTCGGCTTCCCGAGGTAGTAGCCCTTCGTGGTGGAGTACTTCCAGGCGCGACGGATCCGGACCTTGCACTTGACGCGGTCGACGTCGCTCGGGCGCAGCGCGACCGCCTCGCCCCATCGGCACTGCGACGTCACCAGGAACTCCATCAGCAGTTGCCAATACTCGGTCGTGGACGAGTGCAGGAGCTTGAACTCCTCCTCCGACAGGAAGACCGGCTCGTGGTCGTCGCCGTCGCCGCGCGGCAGCTTCCGGCCGGCGCACGGGTTCGACGGGATCACCTTCGGCACACCGGCCGCCAGTGCGCCGGACAGGAACCCGTGCTTGTTCGCGATCGTCTTCGGGCTTGCCAGCTTGCCGCGCCGGCCCGGCTTCTGCTCCAGCGCGCGGACCCACTCCCCGATGTCCTCTGGGCCCAGGTGCTCGAGCGGTAGCCCGCCGAGGCAGATGGTGCGGTCATCGCCCTTGGTGTCCTTGTACGACAGCACAGCGTCGATGTCGTTCTTCAGGTACCGGTTGTAATCGTCGATGGTCGACTGCTCGATGCCGGTGAGTTGGTCGATGTACTTGCGCACGTATTGCCCGACGGTCTGGCCTGCCTTCGGTGGGGCATCGAGGTTGAGTATCTCCAGGGCGCGGGCCGGGCCGACCTTGTTCATCAACTCCTTGACGTATTCGGCGTCGGCCTCGCCGTTCTCGCCTTCGAAGCTCTTCGAGGTCTGCTTGCCGTCGAGGCGGTAGAGCACCGACCAGTACGGGGTGCCGTCGCTCTTCTTCCGTTCGCGGGTGCTGGCCATCAGCGGCGCCGCCCGGCCTGACGCTCGCTGTAGTACTCGGCGAAGCTGTCGACGGCGACCTCGGCGAGTCGCTCCCAATCGATCTGGCACGGCTGGTCGACCGGGTGCGTGTTGCGCCGGTGGTGTTCGATGGCGAGTTTCGGTGCCAACTCGACGACCAGCTCGGCGCGGATCCGCATCTCCTCGTCGAGCAGTTCGGCGGCGTGCCGGCACTCGGCCATGATCCGAATCGCGTCGAGCGCGGCCTGCTGCGCGTCGGTGACTCGCGTCTTGTCCACCAGGGCGTCATACGCGGCGAGCGCGGCCTCTGGAGTCTTCGCGGCGCCGCGCTTGAACGGACCTTCGGCGGCGGTCCGGAACGGCACGGGTTGCCACGTGGGACCGAGCGCACCGCGGTCGAACGTGTCGGTGTAGGTCCGCACGGGCTCGGTCTCACCAAGAGCCGCAACGTCGACGGTCACGCCCTGGTGGTCGTCGGGGAGCTGGCGGTAGTACTGCGCCGCGGTCTTGGCATCGCCGAGCGGGGCCGAGCAATAGGGGCATGGGCGGCCGTCGGCGTACGCGCGGAACACCGCCGAGGTGCAGCGGTCGCAGCGCGGGCAAGTCAGTTTGTAGGTCATGGCCGGGCCTCGCGGATCTCGACCTCGACGTCGCGGGTGATGCGGTAGTCGCCGCTGTGTCCGATGGCGTGCATCGCGTGGAAGCAGTCGGCGAGTGTGTCGCAGTCCTCGGGACGCCAGCCGTCGAGCCCGTTGTCCATCCAGACGGTGTACGGACCGGTTGGCTCGGGCGGCGGGATCACACCGAAGAGTCGCCCCGGCGCTCCGCCAGCGCCGAGCACTCCAGGCGCGGGAGGCCCGATGAGATCTGAGACTGAGGGGCCGAGGCCACGCCGCCGCACGGCCTCGTCCTGCTCGAACTGGCGCCGTCCGGCGTCCATGGCATCGTCAACGGAACTCATGGCCGCATGATAGTCCGGCCTGATGTTGACCGGACTGTTGACGGAAATTTCCTGAGAATCTTGCGACCCTCTGACCTGCGGTTTCAGGTCCAC